ATTAGAATGGTCCTGCAATTTGATCAGTTGTAGTTCCGTGTCCCAACTCAGGAAGTGGATCACCTACACTAGGTTCTATGACATCATCGATGTCTGGTGGTGGAGGTAGTGTACCTAGTTCGTATCTAATATCTCTTAACTCTTGAAAATCTTTTTGCTTTGTACCTCCATCATATGCCCAAGCATATCCTTCTTCGATCATCTGTTCATTCAAAGAAACTAATTCCTCATTAATATACAACCAGCCAAGGAGTCTACCATACTTACCCATACCACCTTTAAGTTCAGTACGGATTGTAAGTTCATCTCCATCACCTGCAATAGTATCTTCTAACTTCTGCTTTAACCAATTAGTAGCATCAATTCCTAATGCTTTCTCTTCTAAATCCCTTGTCCTCTTCTCTGGGGTGTCTACTCCCGCAATTCTTACCCGTTCTTTCTTGTATAAATCGAATCCAAGATCTATGGTGACATCTATCGTGTCTCCGTCCAGTACCTTGTTGATCTCCGTCACTCGGAAGTTGTAACAACTCTTCCTTGATGGGGGGGTCATCGCTCCCATAATCTAGCTCCAAATTATCTATCGCACTATTTATACTCTGTTCTACTGGTGTCCTATTCTGCTCCGACTGGTAGTCCCTGATCTTCTGCTGCCATTCGTTCCCCAGTTGAGTGGGGCTGGTCGCTAATAACGGGATTAGGATACCAATCATCATACTTGAAAATTATGTAGATACAAATAGATACACCGATTAGGAGAATCCCAATCATAATGTTAATCGACCATAGTATCATAGCACGGAAGAGTAATCGTTTCCTTCCTTAAAAATACTATACACGCTATGCGGGTGATTGTGAATATATTCAACGTCTTCTACGGCAATCATTCTTGCTTCGAAGGAATCTTCGGCAGTTACACAAACCTCTTGTCTGTGTCTGGTATCGTCAAGATAACCAACGGTATAATGGGACATTACGATCTTTCGAGTGTCCCAATTATTTATTCCTTCTTAGGGCATTGTGTGGAAATATGGTCATAGCTTCCACACTTCTTACAGCAGTCTTTTTTCTCTGCTATGAACTCCTTAAAGGACTTCATTTTCCTGATACTGCTTTGTATGCTTTCTTAGCAAATGATACTGTGTCCTTGACACCTTCCTTTGCTCCTTTAGCAAATTCCTTAGCACGTTTCTCAGGTGCTTTACCCTTAGCACGTTGCTTCTTGTATGCTGCTTTAGCATCTCCTACTGCTTTGTTATGCTTCTCAACACCCTTCTTAACATAGGATGTTACCTTACTTAGAACACCTTCTTTCTTAGCAGGTTTCTTAGGTTGCTTAGCTTTCACTGTCTTAACAGTAGCAACAACCTTCTTCTGTGTAGCAGCTTTCTTCTTAGCAGGAGCCTTCTTGACAGCAGCTTTCTTAGGTGCGTCATCTTCATAATTTGTATTGTCTTCGTCACCATACTTATTCTTGGCAGCAGTGGTCTTAGCATACTCACCTTTACCTGCTGTCTTACGTGCAGCATCACCAGCATCAACCTTTGCTTTAACCTTCTCATATGAAGGTGCATTTGCTGCTGCTTTCTTTGCTGCTCTTACTGCTTCCTCAAGATATTCTGTTGGAGGATTTACTACAAAGTCAGTAAATTCTTCTAGTCCAATCTCTTCTACGATGAGATCGATACCTTCTTCGTTTATACCTTCCTCAACAAAGAAATCAGTAGCTACTTCTATGCTTGATTGTACCCATTCCTCAGTCAATACTGCCTCAGGATTAGAGTCTACTAGGTACCGTGAAAAACTTTTCATTAAGCTGCTCCTTTGTTGTGGTCTGGGTGTCTGGGACAATTCTTTTCGTGTTTATCTATCCAAGCCTTAGAGTTCCAATGATTCTTTGGAGACTTAAGACCGCAGTATACACACTCGTACTGTCCACTTTCTAACAGTTTAGCCATTAGCCAATTCCTCTGCTTTCTGATTCCATTCGGCAAATGATGAACTGCAATCAGGGGGTTGTGGGTATTTATATCCTTTCATCTTCCTCCATTTATTATGGAGTGCTCCCATCATCCAAGACTGACTGAGACTCTTTGGTCCATTCTCAAGAAGATCTAGTTCGTACCTACTGCTAGTGTACCCTTTATACTCTTCTCTCCAATTGGAATCGTCCCACTCAGTTGTCATAATGAAAGCTCCTTTTCTTAGTGTTTTTAGGATGTTTAGCACTTCTGACTTTATTGTCAGTAGTTTCACCATCTCCTCTAGGATGCTGACCTGCTTTTGTCTTACCTATATTGTAAGATGAACCAGGTTTCTTGGACTGAGTATCGTGTAAGCGTGCAGGTTTGTCCTTATCTTTTGTGATAACAGATTCCTGTCCGTGTTTTCTACCAAACCTACGAATGAGTTTGCCGTGCTTACGCTTTGACATTCCCTTACCAGGAGTGGTATGATACGATACTTCACTGCCCTGTTTGCCATCATCGTACTTATACTTTCCAACACTCTTCTTGTAACCGATACCCTTCTTCTTAAGATCTTTCTCAAGACCCTTTCGTTTCTTGCGGTTCTCGGTCTCACTGTCACCACGGTCAGCAGAAATGTGACCAGTGACTTGAGTCTTGGATTTGCTTACGGCTCTGGCTAGTCCTCCTTCGGAGATGAACTTCCCAAATGATAGCATACTATACCCCTGAGTGTGAAGGTTCATATCCACCCCCTTGACATCATTCCCCTTCTGGGCTTGCTGTACCTTAAGTCTTTGCTGTTGAATTTTCTTAATATTTAACATTAGCTGCCTTCTATCAAGCATCGCACCCTTCTTCTGGATGAGATTCAATCTTGCACTTGAACTAGATGGTGCTGCATTATTAGATGCTGCCCTAGCAGGAGGACGCTTTTCCTTCTGTGGTTTGATTGTTAAATTTTCTGTGGGTGATTTACCGTTAGCGTCTGGCATATCAGCCTCCCACTACTTGTACCTGTTCTACTACAACACCACCGCTTCCAGATCCTGCGGTTAGTTTAACCACTCTGGAAATTACAGGTATGTTACCAGCAGTAGCATCAGCAGCAGATAATGCATAATCACCTGACGATGAAGATGAATCAATATCAGTTGTAATAGTAGTGGCAGTAATAGCAGTTACTTTCTTTCCGTCAGCAATAGCAGATTCATATGCAGCGACAAACCCATCAGTATCTCCACCGTCTAGGGTCTCTACATAATCTCCAACACTAAATGTGTGGCGACCACCATTCGAATATCCTTCAACGGTTATTACTGAACCGTTAGCATCAGTTGCACCAACAATCTTGGAGTGCTTTGCTTTACCTGCAGAAATTAATAATGCTTCTCCAGCTGCAAGTGTGATAGCAGGACCCGCGTCAACTTGAATACTAGATGCTGCAGCGCAGTAACATCGTAGTGTACCCGTCTTCACTTTGATATAACCAGAACCTGAGGCACTGATTGTTTGCGTATCTAATACATTTAATACTGACATCGATTTCCTACCTATACTAGATTATTTATCCTGTTGGGACTTTAGAAATTTAGCAAGATCAGCTGTGCTCCCAACGAACATAGTATTATTTGTAACTGGACCAGAGATTTTAGCTGGACCCTCCTCAAGTTCTTGCATTTTCTTTTGGAGATCTATTAACTTATCCGTGGTATCTGCCACGTTCTTGATTAAGTTACCAGCAACTTCATATGATCTAGGTGAATCAGTCTGTCCAGCAACTTCAAGAATACCATCAACAGCCTCCTGTCCTTTCTCTATAAGAGAATAGAGATTGCCTCTAGTGTACTCATAATCTTTGCTGACCTGTTCCTGCTTCTGTAAGATGCTAGGGTCTGGTCCGACATCAACGATATCAGTCTTTTCTTTAGGTATAATAGATGTTTCTATATCGAGAGCATCTTCCATACCCTTAAACTTATTCGTCAACTCCTGTGACTGGGTTTCTTGAGAGTCCATCCTGGAAATCACTAGTTAGTTCATTAAATCCGAAGTTATCATCTGGGTCTGCATCAACAGGATCAGGTGTAACAGTATACCTGACTTCTCTTGCAGCAGTTACCTTACTGTCGGTTGCAGTATCGACAATAGCCTTCTTAATAAGTCCTCCAGCAGATGTGACAGGACCGTATAAGTATGTCTTACAGGTAAAGGACATTGTATATATCAGAGTTCTTCTCGTTGTATAGTCACCTTCGTAATCATCTTCATAAGAACAAGAGTTTAATACAACTGGGAAGTCTTTAACATCACCAAGTTCAGGTACCAACTTAATAGTTAGACTGAATACTGGTTGAAAATATGGTAAGATCTGCTCAATAATTTGCAGACCATCATCCTGATTCTTAGCAAGAATTGCTAATTCAAAATCTATATTATAAGGTACTGGCATAAATGCCTTCTTCACTGCAGCAGTACCTTGTGTTTCTGGCGGTGAATACCTTATAGTTTGTGTTGGTGAAACCTTTCTTGTACTATCATATGCAAAGTTTGTTATCTCAAATGATATTCTAGGTAAGGTAATCTGTGTAGCTTGCTTACCAGTAAGGTTTCCAGTTTGTTGGAGACGTGCTAAAAACTTTTGCTTTGGACCATATGCCAAAGGCACTTTCATATATTCATAATCCGTAGCAGTTTTCTTCCTACGTATTTCAATATTATTGAATAGTGTACCGAAGGCGACAACGGTCTTTCTGAATATTTCGTTGTATGTATACGTACCTAACATAGTTAATTAGCCTGTCCGAATTCGCCAAATGGATTTCCTTCACTAAAGTCAAGGATACCATCTGCCTGTGTTTCAAGTGTAAAGTTCTGATCAAAGTCAGAGCTAGTATTATTTAGGGTATTATATGAAGCTGTAGTCCAAGCAGCACCAGATGTTTGACCAGTAATGGTCTCTGGTATTGAGAATATTCCAGTTCTATTAAACAATTGAAGTTGTCTATTAGTACTATCCCAAGCCTTAACTTCAGCAGTTACATTAGATGTACCACCAGCAACTACCTCACCAACAGTGAAGTCATTGGTACCACCCTCAGCAAAGTTGACTGTAATAGCAACAGAGAAGTCCTGTTCGATCTTATCTATAGCAGCAACACCAGTTGCAATGGTCTCATCACCGAACTCGAAGAGTTCACAACGTAATGTCCAAGTATGGATCTTACCTAACTGGAAGAACGGTTGCTCATAATCAACGTATTGTATTTGAAATAATTTATTTGCTAGAGGGAAGTAAACTAAATCTCCTTCATTTGGTCTACCCTCTACTATTAATGTAGCATTATCATCAACTGCAGCAGTGAATCTAGTACGTGATATAACAAAGTTAACCTGATCTGATATACGTACACCAAACTTACTGTACATATCTCCATCACCACCAAACCCATTCACACTCTCTACGTATGCTTCTATTTCATATGCAGCATTAAACGCAGATAAACTATCCTCAGTAAATACCGTATTCTGGTTTACTAAGGATCGTGGCATATAGTACACATTTTTACCGAACATTTTTATCTGTTCTATAACAAGTTCTCCAACGAGATCCTGTTCACCAGTAGTACCTTGTGTAAAATAAGTGTTAGTTGCCATTAGCCAATCATATCTAGTGGTGGAGTTTCATAAGTAAGTCTCAACTCTTCTTCTAACTTAGTAAGTTCCTCTACTGCATCACTATAAATCTTTTCACCGTTAAGAGTAACTCCGCCAGGAAGTTGTACATTCTGGAATTTAGTGAGGTTCATTCCCCACTGCTTCTTAATCATAGAAGTCGAATAATCCTTTAACCAAACTGCATTGTATATCTTAGTCCAGTTAGTAGGATCTAATGCACGTACACAATCTATAATTACATAGTCACCTTCTATCACATCAGTGTCAGCATCAAAGTCCATATAGAGACGACCTTGAGTTGGCATAAATCTGGTAGGTTTCATTCCTTCTAAGAGGAAGTTAATAGTTTCCAAATGAGTTTGGATCATAAAGTAATGATAGAACTGTGTAGATGTAAAATCATACAAGTCATTCAATCTTATCTGATACCTAATATCAAACATATTAGGTGTACCCTTATCTTGGAAAGTAAATATGCCATTCACACTTCTAATATGATCAGGCATTATTATGTAATTATTCTGAGTTTTAAACTCAGTAGTATTATCAGCACCAAGTTCAGTAGTATCAGCAGCAAAATTAGCTACATCAGCTGCTGTAAATTGATGTTTTAAATAAACTTTTTCAGCACCTTCGTAATGAAATTCTTGGAATTTTTCAATAGAATAATCTAGAGCATCATCTATCTGGTCATCGGAAACATTAATCTCCAATACTGGTTTACCCAGTCTCCGAAGACAATACTCCTTAAGAGTTGCTTTTGAATTTGGTTGTGCCATTTACTTATCTTGTGAGAGCAGCGAGTGCAGCCTTAATATGTGCAACGGTTGTTACACTAGCGTCATTACCAATAGCATTTAATTCAGTGTAAATTGCGTCAATGTCAGTGTCGTTAGTACCTGACTGAGTACCTTGTGCAGCAGTTGCATATGCAGTTGCAGCAGTGGTAGCAGCAGTGCCGAGTCCAAGGGTTGTCCTTGCAGCAGCAGCGTCTGCGTCATCAATTAAAGTTCCACCAAAGGTGCTTACAGCAGATGCAGCAAGAGCATTATCAGCAGTGGTACCCTGTGCAGCAGTAGCGAAGTCTCCTGTAGCAGAAACAGCAGCAGTTCCAAGACCAAGAGTGGTTCTGGCAGCAGCAGCGTCTGCGTCATCAATTAGAGTTACACCGAATGCACTGACAGTAGAAGCAACGAGTGCATTGTCTGCCTTAGTACCTTGAGCAGCAGTTGCGTATGCAGTGCTTGCAGTGGTAGCAGCAGTGCCTAAACCAAGAGTGGTTCTAGCAGTAGCAGCGTCAGCATCATCAATCAGAGTGCCACCGAAGGTGCTTACAGCAGACGCAGCGAGTGCGTTGTCAGCAGTGGTACCTTGAGCAGCCGTTGCATAACTGGATGCAGCAGCAGCGACCTTAAGGTCTGCTCTTGCATCAGCACGTGCGTTGGTGTAGTAAAGATTGGTTGACCCTTCTGATAGATCATCAGTGTCAGCAGCAGCAATTCTTGCGTCTGCCCTAGCATCTGTATAGTAAAGGTTACTACCCTCACTAAGATCTCCAGTATCAGCAGCAGCAATACGTGCGTCTGCTCTTGCGTCGGTGAAGAATATGTTAGTAGATCCTTCAGTAACGTTATCAGTATTGATGTCTCCCTGAGTAACACTTAGAGTACCAGAACTGTGTGTGATACCTGTGCCGTATGTAAAGTGTGTCCTCGTGCGAGCAGCAGTAGTGAATAGATTTGTGCTTCCCTCTGTTACATTGTCTGTATCAATATCTGCCTGTGTGACAGTAATAGTTCCAGAAGAAATACCAATACCAGTACCGCCTGTAAAGTGTGCCCTTACTTCAGCAGCAGATGGTCCTGTATATGTAATTACACCTGATGTACTGTTATATGCAAGTGATCCGTCTCCACCACCATCTGTAACTGAAACAGATGCTCTTGCTCGTGCAGTTGTATGGAATAGATTTGATGTTCCTTCTACTACATCGTCAGTGGTAAATTCACCAAAGTCTGCAGATAATGTATATGTACCAGCAGTATCATCATATACTTTAGCGATACCAGCACCAGCAACAAATAGGGCATCAATCCTATCATCCACTCTTTCGTTAGTGAAGTATAGATTTGTAGAACCCTCACTCAAAGCATCTGTATCGTGGTTAGCAATACTACCAACCTCTGACTCGTGGAATGTTAAGTTACCAGTAACGTTTAAGTTACCCTGAACCTCAAAGTTCGTAATTGAAACGAAGTTAGAAACTTCAAGTGTGTTAGAACTTGGATTGTACTTTAAGTTATCTGAGTCAGTACGTACCTCAGTGTATCCTGATGTAGCAGATACAAATGTTGGATAGTAAGTAAGGTTAGTAGAAGTGGTGTTTGTAATATCAACTAGGTCTGACTTATCTGCAGTACCAGTTAAATCACCAGTTACATTACCCGTGATCTGTCCCGTTACACCGAGTGTTCCACCGATAGTGGTGTTACCTGTAACGCCAAGAGAACCAAGAGTTGAAGCACCAGTAATCTCAGCATTACCACTTGTTGAATGGAATGTAATCTTATCTTGGCTTGATCCATTTTGTAATATTAAAGTCTTAGATGCACCACGTAGGACTACATTGTCCTTAAAGAGTGATGTACTGTTCTGTGTGATAGTTCCATTAAAGGTGGAGTTGCCATCTACATTCAGAGTGGTATCAAAGTCAACTGCACCTGTTACATTAAGGTCAGCAGTGACTGTTGTGTTCTCATCAACATCAAGTGTACCATCGATAACTGTGTTACCAGTTGCAGAAGCAATAGTAAACTTGGTACCGTTAACGGCAAAGTTACCACCAACAGTTAAGGTAGAATCAAGTACGGCAGTAGAAGTTACATTTACTGATGATAATGTTGTTGCTTGAGTTACTCCAAGAGTACCAGCAATTAATGTGTTACCTGTGTTTCCAACAACAGTAAAGTTACCAGCACCGACATTCAAGTCTGTACCAATATATGCTTTCTTAGTTACTGCAATACCACCAGCAGTGAATACAGAAGCAGAGTTATTATTTGCTGCTGTAGCATCTGAGGTATTATCAAATCTAGATTTACCTGTATGAGTCTGTGTTCCTTCGGTGTCAACGTTACCATCTAGTTTCGTTGTACCATATACTCTTAAATTTGTACCAAGGTTAAGGTTCTTAGCAATAGATATACCACCAGCAGTCTGTATTGCACCACTAGCAGCGTATGTTCCTGCTGCTATTGAAGCGTCTGCAGTATTTGTTACCGTTGCAACACCAGTAACATCGAGAGTGTTGGTTACATTTGTTGCACCGTTTACATCCAAAGTTCCATCAACTGCTGTATTACCAGTAGCAGATGCAACCGTAAACTTAGTTGCGTTAATACTAAAGTCACCTGTGATAGATCCAGTACCACCAACAGTTAAGTTAGAAGATCCACCAACAATATTAACTGTAGAATTTAATGTAGAAACACCAGTAACACCAAGGGTTCCTGATGATAGTACATTACCAGATGAAGCAGCAACACTAAACTTATTAGATACTGCGAAGTCATTTGTGACATCTAAGGTACCTGTGATATCTACGTCACCACCAACGGATGCATCATCAGTTACTACGAGATCATCACCCACATACAGATCAAGACCAATAGAAGCACCACCCCCGACAATGAGAGCACCACTTGAGTTATTAGTTGCATTAGTGGTATCAAAAAGTTTAATACTACCTGCATCAATACCTGAACGATTACCAGAGAATACTTCAGAAGAGTTAGTAGCACCGTCATAAAGTGCGAACCTAGATGCTGACTCATCCCATCCAAAGAAACCAATACGTGCTTGTGAATCATAATATCTAAATTCTATACCACGATCTTTCTGATCATTAGAACCAGGAGCAGTATCTCCACCCAAAGTCATTATAGGATCATCAACCGTGATTACAGTGCTGTTAAATGTAGTAGTGGTACCTTGAACTGTAAGGTTACCTGTTATTTCTGCGTTACCACCTACTAATAAATTCTGTCCAGCAGCAAGAGTTACGGGGGAATTAAACGTAGAAGTCGCTTCTACTGTTAAAGCATCACCAGTTGCATCACCAATAGTGACTTGAGATCCGTTAAATGATACTTCACGGTTAAATGTTGCATCACCGTGTACAAGTAAAGTACCAGCAGATGATGTACCCTGTCCTGTACGTCCAATTGTTGTATTACCAGACTCACCTAATACTTCAAATTCGTATGTATCAGTAGTAAGATCCTTACCAATATAAAGATCATCACCCACATAGAGGTCAGTACGTATACCAGCACCACCTTGTACTACCAAGTTGTTTGCTGTATCAGATGCGAACGTACCTGTATGTGCTGTACCAGAACCAATGCGTACCTTATAACGTACATCGTTATAGTTAGAGGTATTAAAGTTCTCAGTATTTCCTAGGTCCTTTTCAGAAATGACCCCATTCAGACTTACGTTTCCATTAAGAAGTAAGTTACCAGCAACGTAACCACCACCATCTAATCTGAATGTACCATAATCACCACCACTAATTACAAAATTATCGCTTCCATCTGTACTGATAGTAGGATCATCAACCTTCTCAAAGTGGATCAATCCAGCAGCATTAATGGAACCTTCTATGTCAGTATTACCATTGGTACTACTAACAACAAACTTGTTTGCACTACCATTTGTGATAGTAAATGTCTTTCCAGTGACATCCATTAGGAAGTCATTATGGAATACTACATCACCATCTACATCTAATTCTGCATTGAGGGTAACATTGTTATCTACATCCAACGTGCTGTTGAATGTTACTCCACCGTCTACGTCAAGAGTACCATCACTATGTGTGTTACCGTTGTCAGTATCTACATCAAATACGCTAACACCAGCAGCAGTTTGAATATCAAATTTCTTATTGTCTGCTTTGATAATAAGGTTGTCTGTGATCTCAGTTTCTAACTGAACATCTAGTGTACCTTCTATTACTGTATTACCATTATCATAATCAACAGTAAACTTATCTACTCCAGCAGCAGTCTGTATATTAAATGACTTATTATCTGCTTTTAATAGGAAGTTATTATTAATCTCGGACTGTCCTGCAGTAGTAACAGTTCCACCAATATGAACATTCTCAGAGAAACCTGCACCACCTGTTACGACAAGAGTACCTGAAGTGGTGGACGTGGATCCTGTGTTAGTGGTAAGCCTGAGGTTACCAGCGATAAGAGGAGAGTCTGTGCCAGCGAATACTTCAGAGGTGTTAGTGGCAGAGTCGATAAACCTATATCCACCAGTGCCAGACCATAAATTAGCGTCTGCATAGTCCTCATCCCATCCAAAGAAACCTATCTTAGCAGATCCATCATAGTATCTGAACTCAATACCACGGTCTTTATTATCATCTGAACCTGGAGCAGTATCACCACCCAGTGTAAAGATAGGATCATCAATGGTTACAACAGTTGAATTAACTGTAGTTGTTGTACCATCTACCTGTAAATCTCCACGGACTTGGACTAGACCTGAGACAGCATCGTCATCATTAGGGTCTAATACTAGAGTAGCATTAGTACTACTTAAAGTATTATCTTGGAATTGGAATCCTTCTACATTAACTCTATTACTTACATTAGTAGCAGAGATTGTAATGTCATTATCTGCAGTAATATTTAAAGCTGCAGTACCACCACCTGCATTTGTGATAGCAATATCAAATGTACGTGCAGATCCAGAGTTCTGAGTTGACTGGAATGTTAAGTTACCGTCTCCAGTCTTGTCTAGAGTTTGGTTAACCCCTCCGTCGAGGGTAATGTCCGCATCACTGAAATAAAGTCTCGCGTTAATATCAACCTCTCCAGCACCACCATCACCCGTATTATTTGCCCCAAACAGTAGATTACCACTGGTGTCATTAACTTTAACATAATTAAGATAGTTGAAACCTCTGTAACCAGTACTAGCATCTAGTTCCTGGTCTAATTCAAAGTCTTCCTTGGTGTTACCATCTGCAAAGGAAACTCTATTGTTTTGAAGTTGAGTGTTATCAACACCCATTAATGCAATGCCTACGTGTCCGTTAGCATCAACATCAAAATCTTCTTGTGCAAAGGATGCTAATCCTTTCTGTTCTACAGCAACGTTATTGCAGAATCTCCAACTGCCTACGGTACCACTGGTATGAGATGGTTCTCCACCACCAGCAGCGATGTCAGCAATTGCTTGATATACTTTACCGTTTGCTTCTAATATATCATATCTACTATATGTCGTACCAGCACCATAAGTATCGTACTTAGAACCTTCTGTTGCTGTGGCAATAGGTACGTTAGTTGCTGTAGTAATTCTTCCGTATCTGTCTACACTAAATTTAACAGCGTTAACAGTTTCGGTACCATATGGTTCACCGTTTGAACCACCTGCAGCTACAGATATTAATGCTTCTGTATTATAGTTACCAACAACAACTGCTGTGTCAGCAAGATCAATAAATGGGTTTGATGTAGCACCGTCAGCATCAGTAAATATAACTCTACCAGCACCACCAGTTAGATTTCTAGTTACAATTTGACCTGCAGCTTGTCTAGCAAGAAGACCAAATGTGGTCATTCCAGCAAGAGAAGTTAGATCAGTATCTAAAGGCTGTGCGTCAATAATACCATATTCAGATAACGTAGCAGCAAGAGATGCACCAACTACCCTACCTCTTGAGTCAACCGTAACCATCGAATAGTTAGCAGTTGCATCAGGATCATTAGGATTATAATGAGGTAATGATGGTACCAGTTCTAAGTTAGTCGCAAGGTTTAAGTTAGCAGAACCATCAAACGATCCTGAACCTGTAATAGAACCAGTTAATTGAATTTGGCGAGCGTTGGCAAGACGTGTCGCAGTAGAGGCATTACCAATTAATGTAGCAGATATTGCACCAGCTTCGAAGTTACCGTCAGCGTCTCTCTTTACAAGTGTATTAGCAGCGTTTGATTCTGTCTCCAAAGGTCGCTCATATTTTAATGAGTTCCAAGGGGTTACTCCATCACCAATTTTGATACGTGACGTATCTATCTCAATTCCAAGTTCTCCTTGGGCTAGTATCGGGTTAATGTTTGCCCACTGCTGAGCACCATCACGCCTTAATTGAATTCTATTTGCCATTGTTTATACTGTGAACCGTACGGATGGGTAGTAGCCTCTGAGATATTTATAACCGTAAAAAAGGGACTTCGTAGAGTCCCCCTTGATTATTCTGTTGTTTCTTCTTGAGTTACAGGTTCAGGAGACTCTTTTTGCTTAAGATAATTTAAGGTCTCCATTGCACCTTGCAACTTTAACATCTGTTGTTCGTTTTCTCGAACCTTATTTGCAAGTTGACCATTCTCTTCTCGGAAGGCATTAAACCTATCGGTGAAATCCTTCAATAAATCCTCTTGGGACATAAATTCACTATCGGTTGCTGGCATAATTAGACTCCATCATTTGTTTTAGTAAAGACTTGATCTCAGTCATTTCAGATTTTAGCACATCTAGATCACTTTTCATAGTGTCGATACGCATTTCCTTTTTAGCTCTCGCTTGTTTCAAGAGACCAGTTGGGCTGTCTTTAGTATTTAGTACCGCTTGAGAATGGGTATCCCGAACCCATTCGGGGTGCCCTTCAACAAACTGAAATTTAGGTTTCGTCATATTCAGGAGCAAGAAAGGATTTATAATCGAGCTGTTCAGTGAGGAAGGCTATTTCCTCCTTCAGCTCTTTCTTTTCTTTTTCTAAGGTGGAGATTTCTTCTTGGTAGATGATAATCATATCTTGAAGTTTAGAATTTTCCAGCTCTAAGTCCCAGTCCATAACGAGACGGAACCCCTTGCACTAAAAGGGTTAAGTCTCAATTATTTATAGATCGGAGAGTGCAATCACTCTCAAGTTCTTAACTATAGGAACGAAAGATTGGTTGGAAGAACTAAGTAAGATCTTAATCTGAGCTATTGTAAACTCTGGTGTATCTAAAGAATATTCGAAGTCTCTATATAAAAGATCTTCGGTCTTCTGTATACTCTTATCTTCTAAACCATTACCATTGAAGTATGTAAAACCTATTTCATCTACAGAGAGTGTAGTTCCGATAGGTACTATCTTATACATTACACGAATCTCAGTAGCAGGATGCCTCCAAGCTTCGAAACGTACCTTCAATGAGTTTGCTGGATTGAGCAAGTTAATAAGTTTGGTAATGTAGACTGCATCAGTCTTATCACCAGTATTCTTCTCAGCATCATTCTCACCAATTCCAAGGTTATTAACCCTGTTCATAGTGGTGATTAGAGAACAACGGTCTGTATCAATAACAGGAGAAATACTCTTGTTAGTGGTTGTTAAAAGCATCTGAACGTTCAGAGACTTAGAACCAGACAGTCTAGCGTCCTCGTTTACTTGAGAGCATACCAATTTAGGAGAATCAAAATAATTATCCTCATTGGCAATCATATCATAATATACACCATCATTAATAAATGATGCCTCGTCAAGATTAGATCCATTTCTAATTGAGGTACCACTAACAATATTAATTCTAGGATCAATAGTTGTTTCAGGATACACTGTCATTTGAAGTTGTGGATACACCTGATCGATCTGTACGTTCTGTGTAGCAGTTACATTACCACCACCAGTTGTAATACCAGATGTAGATACAGATGTTACAGCTAATTTATAGGAGTCTATAGTTGGAGCTCCAATTGCAGTGTGCAATTTGTTAATCTCCGTTAATGGAATACCATCTAAGTTATAACATTCAATAATACTAGATGAACTATGTGCCAAAGCAGCAGTTCCACCTAATCCTCTTGAACCTGAAGGTAGAGTTATGATCTTACCGTCAGCAGAGATAGCACTATACTCACAGATCTCCCAATGCTGTGTTGGAATCTCAGGATCCCTAATAATAATAAAACCTTTGTTTGATGATCCAATTACTTCACCATTAATAATGGTATGGAAAGCAGCTGCATCAGCAACGTGAAGGGAGAATGTACTAGACACACCATCCGTGGCAGTAATACCATTGGTATGATATGCAGAGTCAATTACTGTTGGTGAGACTTCAGAAACAACTCCTTCTAACTTAACTGAGTTAGAAACATCGTGCATACAATGGTTTGCGTGACGTACTGTAACTTCTGTTGCCTTATTGTAGTAAGAAATTGGAGCAGAAGGATACCTATTAATATCATCGCCACCAGCAACAACACCACTGGAAGCGATGGTACCCGATGCAACGGTTACTGAATCTACAACTTGTGTGATTGGATCTGCGTCAGCGAATGTACCAGTTACAGACTTGATAGTTACCTTAGAGGTACCAGCATCCCAAGCAGTAACGGTACCAGATGCACCAGATCCATTAGTAATTTGTTCAGCTAACTGGAATGTACCAGATACACCAGTTAACGTAATCTCAGCAGTTGATCTAGAAGATACCAAACGATAAATGTATGTTGAACCTGATGCAACACCTTGACGGAATGCTCCGACTAGATCATCAAGAATCAAATATGCATTAGATGAACCAGATACACCCTGCACAACCTCTCTGACAATAGCAGATGGTGCAGGTGAAGTATCAGTCTGTGTAAGTTCAGCACCAATAGTGAAGTTAGCTAAGTGATTATCAAGGATAACCTTAACTTCTGGTTTAGTAGTCTCAACTGGATTGAGTCTTAATGGAGCAATACCACCGTTACCAATTGCTAGTTCAGCATTATTGAACCACGCTGTACCAGTCTGGTTTGGTGTAAACTCCGCTTTATATAATATAAACTTAAGGTCTTCGTACTGGTCAGCAGTCCAAGTAGATGCGTTCTGTGACTTGAATAGTACACCAGCATAAGGCTGTTCAGATATGGTTCTATCACTGGTTACATCGTCTTCACCCATTCGAGAGATCCAAAGCTTATACTCGTTGGAGTCAGATAGAACAACAACGCAATAATCACGATTCTCTGTAGTATAGACTGGAGAAGGGAAGGTAAACTTCGTAGGAATTGTACCATTTTCTGATAGATTTATTTGGCTAGGAAGTAGAGTAACGTCAGAGAAAGCAAGAACTTTAGTGGTAGGATAACCATTAGCCATTTCCCTAACCTGTACCGAGACAGGAATTCTTTCATCTCTTGTTCTGAAGTAAAGGTCTACTGATGTTATGAATGCACCACCCTTAGATTCAACCAAGAATGATTGTGCAAGAGGGTCATACCAACCTGTGTCTCTAACACTGGTTGTTGTAGCATTAACAACTCTATCCTGAGTTACTGTATCTCTTACAATATCTGCATTTCTAACTGCAAGGATGGTCTGTTGCTTGGTCTCGATAACTCCAGATGCAACATAATTGTGTTGTGCAGCAGAATCAACTTCACCAGGTACTCTAGAGTCAGTAGGAGAAGTGGTAATACGTACAACACGAGTACCAGTTGCAAATCTTGGGTTAGTAGATACAGCAGGATTAGGAATCCAGATAATACCATCAAGGTTACCATTAGTATCTGATATCAAACGCTTAGGTTTAACAACAGAACGAGCACCAGAGGTAGAACCAACTAGGATCTCACCCTCTAATGGGTTACCATAATATGCACCAGCAACTGTCTCAGACATTGTTTGTATATCAATGTTGAGTAATGGTGTAGTAGATGCATAAGATGTTGGTAGATCTGAAGTATCGTATGGTGATTTACCATCATCAAATCCTGTCTCAGGACTGATCAACTTCAATCTACATCCAGATGTCTGTCCAACAACTGTCTCTCCAACAACATAAGGAGTATCATTTGTTCTAATATCCTCGACAGTATTCTTAATAACCTCAATCAACTTAGGAGTTGTATAGAAGTTAATATTAACGTTATCAATAAATGCGTAGAACCTAGTATTAGGCTTCAAACGCTGAATCTTATATGCAATATTTCTTGAACGTACAAATGGTACTACTGTTCTTTCAATAGTTCTATCACCTAATGACTGTCTGTCAATACGTGGTGTAACACGAGTCCTTAAACCAGAACGTACTTGTGAACTTGTAGTTCTTGTAGTTGTAGTATGAATCCATCTGATTCCTGGTCCTCTAAAGAACTGAGAGTTAGTTGAAGATGTAGAAGCAGACCACTGTGTCCTCCAAGAGTTCCACTGTGTAGGAACAAGACCTGTGTTAACATCTCCACCAAGACGTTGAATCTGTGCGTTGAAGTCACCTTCTATATTAACAACACGATCTCCTGCACGTCTTGTATCAATCCAGTCATCTGATGATGGATATAAATCAAGTCTACCAATATAAGCAAACACGTTGAATGGGTTTACATTCTCAACACGTGATGCATATGGTTGTTTAATAAAGACAGTTTCAGTATATGGAAGTAATATTGTACCTGTTTCAGTTAAGGTTACACCAGAAGAACCAGCAGCATTATATTTTAAAGATACGTTAGTAGTATAATGAGAAGGACGTAGTGTACCTTCCTTAAAGTCTAATGCAGCAGAGAAATCTTCGTGTGTCTTTGCTGTAGAGTCGAAAGAAGTAAAGTTGTCAACTAAGAAACCATTCTTAAATTTATCGAAACCATCAGCATCCTTAATAGGTAATGATGATGTTTCTAACTCAAGCATTGACAGTGAGGTATAGAACTCTAATTGGTCAACACGTTTTTCAATAGCACCGATATCACGCATAGTGAATCGTCTATTATTCTCTCTAGAAATAGCAACATCTTCAGGACCATATCCATATGGTTTGTGAACCATCGTTGCTAGTAACATAGCATTATCAATATTTGCTGGAAGTTCACCAGCTTCACCAGATATACCCTTAACGATCTTAAATGTTTGCTGATCAGTTAGGAATAGTTTATCTGTACGTCCAAGATAGAAATCATAGTCACAACGGAAGTCAGACTCTGGCTTAGGAATGTCAATAATAGTAGCGTTATTTGCAACACCACCTGACGCAAATCCCCTATCTTTAAAGTCTAAGGATGCACAGTTAACAAAGTAAGGTGCTGTTACAGTACCTGAACCAGATAGTACAGGTGTTACAGCAGGTCTAAAGTCAAGAACATCTCTTAATTGCTTAGTCTCACCATCCTGTGTGAATGATGGGATCTTATCATAATCAATACCAATGTAAGATTCGGAAGCAAAGTAGTCACCAGTTGTTTCGTGAACGAATCTATCAAATACAATCATCAATTTCCTTAGAGGTTTGGTTGATGATGCATATCTAATTAGTTTACCAATATCATAATAGTGACCTTGCTGGTTAGAATCAAGGAAGAATGATGGAGTAATATTCTTACTACCATTAACAATAGATCCTTCAGCATCATTAACAATACCAGTTAATGTAGCATCGTTAGCATCAAAACCACGTACACTCTCACCTAAGAGGAAGAACTGATCGTTCTCATATACGTAATGACAGACATACGAAACAGGGTTAAAGTTGATAACACGAGCTTTTGCCTTGGATGTAAGTCCCTCAATGATAGTTCCTTTTTTAAAGATTGTTGCGTCCTGGAATGTTGCATTAGGAATCTGTGCAGCATTATCATCGAGTGACTCGTAGACGGCGTGTACTTTGTAGACATCAGTAGCTCCCAATGAAATTTCTTCGTCTTCAATACGGGTACCATAAAGTGAACCGTATGACAGACCATATTTCTGAGCATCAGAAGAAATAGCGGTTCTCTCAACCTTCATTACTTCCATCTCAGTAGCATTCTTTAACTTCTTCTCTGCCTGGTTCTTGGAAACAGATGTATGTAAACGACAAGAAGTGATACCTGTTAAACCCGTAACCGTTAGAGAGGTTCTAGGTGTACCAGTAGTGTTAAATGTTAAGTTAGGTTCTATATCAATAGTTGTACCAGTAGCAACAGATCCTCCAAGAACTGTCAAACTATAATGATCCTTATCATATGAAAGGAACTGTTCATCTGCTGGTAGTGAGATCGTAAAGTCACTAGCACCAGTAACAGTTATATCATCAAAGGTACGTGCAATGATTGCTGATTCGTCAGCAATAGATTTAATAGACTCTTTAGGCATCTCAATCAGCATATCTGCTGTTGCCTTATCATATATCTGTGCTCTCGTTCTAATAAGTGCAGGGAAATCTCCATTACCTACACCAGTGGCAGTACCAGATGCTGTTAAAGCACTAGTTACTTCACCCTGGATACTACCACCAGTAGTATCAATACGGTTTATAGTGTATGTATTTGTACCATCAGGAGTTAAGATATCACCAGGACGTAGGTCGATGGTGAAGTTTGACTTGGTACCAGTAAGTGTACCAGTATTAATATTGAATGATGTACCTGAAATAACTCTTACATCATCAAGTACTAAGTCTCCAGAGAAGATGATTGCGTTAGTATCAGGATCTCTACCTGTTACACCTTTAGCATCAGTAAGCTGGAACTGGAAATGGTTGGTTAATGAACCTACTTCAACACCATCTCTCTCAATTATTTCACTATCACGGAATGTACCATAGACCTGGTACACCATAAAAATATCATTGTTAACAACATCATTAACAACAAATGCTTTTGCTTTTGATGTTCTTCCACGAATGACAGCACCCTGACTCATTGTGGCATTCTGATTCAAATGGAATGCTGTTAATGGTTGAATATCAAATAGATAAGTCTTATAAACACAATCTGCTGCAGTTACATTAGTACCACTATGATATTCAAATGCAGCAGTACGAGCATATCCAACGATCTGTCCTGAAGCATTCAAACCATTAGGTCTTACATCACGAAATTCAAGTACCTGATAGTTAGCAGTAATACTATCACCATTAAGAATAGGATTACCTTTAATATTATTCATCAACATATAGTTACCGAGTTCGAACGGTACTATAGAGTTCTGAAGTGCTTTAGTTTCTCTTGGTTTTGCTAAGTCTAGGTAGCTAGGAGTTAAAGTTTCAACTTCATATCCTCTTACATATGCTTTACCTGGACTTGCTTCTAGTGCATAGTAGGCAGAACTAGATGCGGTACCTTGTTTAGATATCTCTCCTGGAAGATATACACCACCATTCAAACCATCATTCTGGTGCTCTCTTATACGAACATCAAAATCTCTAACAGTATAGTCACCTGACTCATCAAAAGTACGACGTGCTAATTCTTTAGCAAATTCATTATATGCAGTTCTGTCTACGAAACTTTCTATAGTTGCATTATTAATACGCAACAATTCTAAGAAGTTCTTATCAGTATCGTCATCGATTACCTTCTTAGTTAAGGTAGCACGTACCCTAAAACGGTGTCCACCTGGAGCAGAGTAGTTAGATGTACCAGTCGCATTATCATTCAGACTAGGATCATCTTCAGGAGTTACAATAGATTCAAATACTTCTAAACCAATTCTATAAGATGGGTTGTTTGTATACTGATCAAGTATGATTGTTTGTTCTGCAATATCAACGAAATAACCACGAATGAAATAAACACCATTAGCTACTGTAGCAGTAGAACCAACTGCTGTTGCTTCTGTAGGAAGTAACTGTGCAAATGGAGTTCCGATCTCAATTAGTGTACTACCAAACGTTAATTCTGCATCGCAAACTAACTGTTCATTGTTTACGAACGTATTGGTATCACTATCGTCACCACCAGAAGTAATGTACTTAAGATATAGTGTGATATAACCACGATCAGATGTAGTAGCTGATATAGAAGATATAATTTTTGCTTTAATTCCTGTAGTTAGACCAGTTATAATACGTCCATCCAACTGTTCACGATATAATTCAACACTTGTACCTAAGAAATTACCTTGTAGTAGAACTGCTTTAGCATCTAAGTCATAACCAACCTGACCAGGAATGACCATTGCGCCATCCTTGAACATATGAGATCCCATCGACTCCAGCTGATTCTGCAGAAGGGATTGCATCGTAGTAAGTTCCCTAGCTTGGATAGGATATCCAGGTCTATAGAGAACTTTATAGAAGTTATTTTCCTTATTGAAATCATCAAAATAAGGAGATATATTCAGATTGGTATTCTGTGGCATTGTTTTAGAACTCTACTACGATCTTGATGTCTTCAATTTGGTCGCCAGCACGGGAGATTGCTCTCCTATTGTCTATGTAGATGACTTTTCCAGAGTCCTTTTTCACTTCAGGTTTGGCGTAACCAGAGGTGAATGACATACCGAGATCGTACTCAGTGTTATTAATAACACGAGTTGCTTCACCAGGTACCACAGGGAAGTTAATGTCTGGATCAACGGATGTACCAGATCCAGAACCTACAATGGTGTTACCACCAGAGAATTCCACTTTGTTACCTGTAATTTCAGGGAAGATACCATCAACCCTGTTTTGGAAATACTTTAGAACTTTAGTAACACTGTTCCAGGAAACAACTCGACCACGAGCAGTAACCTGTTGTCCACCAACAGTTCTTGTTTGTGTGATAATTTCATCAGTGTTAAATGTACCTGTAAAATCTGGGGAGAATATTACAGCATTTGTAACTGACAATGTAATAGCATCTGCTAATTCTTCAGTACCGTACTTGAATGGATTAAGTGTTAATCCAATACGACGATAATCGTTGTCAGTTGGGAAGTCACCTGAACCTTCAGAGTAGGTAAACTTCGTGTTAATCATTACACGAAAACCACCCAGTTCGATTGAGGGGGATGATCCGTGTCCTCCCTTCGGAGCGATGATGACATCGATAGCACCACCGCTACCAGTACCAGCACCAATACCATTGACTTCATCAATAATTACCTTACCAAAGGAATAATTAGAACCACCAGAGGTTACAGTAGCACTAACAATGCGACCGCCGTCCACAACGATACTAATCCGACCGCCCGTGCCATCTCCCTTGATCGTAATATTTTCGTATGTACCATTGTTGTAACCAGAACCAGATGATTGTATAACCACTGTATCTATCTCACCACCAACGGCATCAGATTGTACAGCAGTATCAACTAACACAGGCATATAATCGCCTGAGAAGAATTTCAGTACCTGACCAACAGGGATCGTAAACATATACTTCCAACGGTAACCGTCAGCAGTTGTGATAATCGAAGTGGAGGTGCCAGTAGGCTCAACAGTACTAGGTTTACCGTTAGGATCAGAAGGACTTGTCCCGTTGTAGATACACTTGTAAACCTGATAAGACGAGTTAACAACATAGAAATCAGCATCATATAGTTTAGTAGCACCAGAAGAAGCAGTCTTACTGGAACTATAATCGTGACGGTACATATCGTACACGTAACCCAAACCACCAGTGGTTTGTTCTGGGGGTATCCAGTCTATACGACGTATGACTTGAATAGAGTCATTAGCTAAGACTCTCTTCATAGAGATCATATCATCATATGAGTCTGAAAATTCTTGGAAAGAATCAATAGGAGTAGGAGGATTGTTCTCATTGTCCCACTCTTGCGGTCTACCAATGAAAACATACAGACGATCACGATTTGCACCAGCAGCTATATCGCTCTGAGTTTTATCGGGACCTTCCAGCGATTTGATGAATTTTTCTGCGGTGAAAATTCTAAATTGATCGGTAAGTAATGCCATTGCTAGCTTGTGCCTTCTTTTTATTTATACTGGGTTTAATCAGGCTCGTTTCGAACGGATGATGGATATACAATTCCACTTAGAGTGCCTGACGCTCCAGAGGCTTGTCCATTGATAGATTCATTCTTATTCCAGAGGTAATTACCACCGTTAGCAACAGGGTCTTTACACACTAGTACCTTATTTGATGAGTCCCAAGAGACTACAGTTGCCTGTACACCACTAAGACTACCAAGGACAGTTTCACCAATGCCAAAGTTATATGCATTTGCCATTGTCATAAATGTAAACTCAATAGTTGATAAATGCAATTCACCATCACCTAGAGCACCAGCAACAGAAACTGTTGGGGATCTAGAAGGTAAACTAGCATCACTCATCTGATCACCATTAGCAAACAGAGAAGTATTCTGTCCACCAAGGGTCTCTTCTAATCCATATAAAGATGTTGCAATACCACCATCTAGGTTAATTGCACCTTCAAAATCTGTACCCGTATTAACTAAGTCAGGTATACCATCACCAGCACCAGATAATTCATCATCATCTTCAAATGCCTTATCTTGTATGATCTGTATAGGATCTGTTAACTGGTATATCTTTGAACCAATTTCATCAACTAGAACGTGTGGTTCGATACCAGTAGCACTAGATGCTGCAATACCAGCAGTAAAGTCAATAACCTGTGATGTTACCATTGATGACCCACCATCAATGAACGCTAGTTTATCAACCTCAAATACCAGGTACAATGCTTTCTCAGCAGGTACCCAGTCATATACACGTGCAATCTTATTACTAGAACTCTCAGATGTTCTAATGACACGATCTCCTACATTAAATATGTAAGTTGAAATGCCAGTATTAGGATCATCTGCTAATGCATCAAGAGTTATCTTTTGATCATACCTAAAGTTAACTGCTCTATCACATCCAGTAAATGATGTAGATGTCTTACCTGTGTATCTTATTACTTCTCTTCCAATAAGGATTTTTCCAGATCCAGGAAACGGATCTGTAGTTTCAACATATATTGACTGGTCTGTAATTCCAACATCTGTAAGTAACCCTGTAAGGTTATAGATAGTCGAGTTAAACGCTTGTCTGTTGCGACTCTTTTTGATGAGATCAGTTTTTCTTGTAAATATAACTTGTGGTGCAACAGCATAACCGCCCCCAGGGTCAAGTATGTCGATGCCCGTGATAGCACCCAAATTAACCGTCGCTTGAGCTCTGGCACCACCTCCACCACCTCCATTTAGCAAGATAACAGGTGGAGTTTCAAAGAATTCACCAGCATTAGTTACATTGACCTGTTTGATAATACCAAACTGATCAACATCAGCAACACCAGTAGCACCTTGTCCACCACCTCCAGAAACAATTAAATTTATATCTCCATTTTCATAGTTAGCACCAGCCTGTTCTAATGACAAACCAGTAACCAAACCTGTGACAGGTCGTAGTTCAGCACCAGATCCACCACCACCATTTATGACAGCAGTAGTTTCACCTGTAAAAAAGTTGTCTCCATTAGACAACATTTGAATATAATTAATAGATCCAGCAGGTGCTAGTACATTTCCCTGTGTATCTATTTGATCTTCTGCCCAAAGGAATGCCTTTGCATTTGCACCATATCCTCCTCCATCATTATTAATATTAATTCTGAATGGATCATATCCTTCTCCAGGATGCAGTACCTTAACAGCAGCAATCTGACCATTAGTAATTATCGGCTCCAAAATAGCCTCAACAAGAGGCGTACCGCAATTTCCTATAGTTAATTTTGGTGGATCTGTGGCAACATATCCTGAACCACCATCTTCTACAAATACGTCCTTTACACCATACGTACTGTTAAAGACTGGTTCGATTACTGCACCTGACCCTGGGACTGTTCTTGTCATCTAGTTATCTAACATCAATTGAACCAGTCATATTAGTGTGAGCTGTACACTGATAATATAAGGTAGTTGGTGCGTCAAAAGGTACCGTCCAAGTCTGTAGAGCTTCCTTATCACCTGAAACACCTGTAGTATATTCAGTACCAGATGTACCAGTTGTAGACTGAATTCTTAATGGGTGTGCAGAACCTGATTGATTGTCAAGGTCATATGTAAATCCTCTGTACACAATAAGAGTAACGTTATTGGTACCAGCAACAGGAAGTCCAGGTCCTTTAACATTATAGTTATTCATATCAGGAGCAGTAAACCTATACAACGTTGTTGGAGAAGGTTTAAAGATGGTTGTGTTGTTATGTCCTTTAATAATGGATGCACCAGCAGGAGCATTACCAATTTGAGTCTGGAATCCACCACCAACTTCATTGAAGTTAGTACCATCATTTGCAACATCAAGTGTACCGTTAGTACCAATCTTTAGTCTCTTAGTACCAATCTTGATCTCACCATCAGCAGCAAGTTCAAGGTTTCCACTAGCATCAACTTTAATCGTTCTACCAGCAGCACCGAAACGCAATTCAGCATCAGGTAACGTTAGGTTACCACTTGCATCCATACTAAGTTTATTGGCAGCAGTAGAACCAAACTGTATCTCAGTACCTTGAGCAAGTACTACATTGTCGTTACCATCAAAATCGATAGTCTTATTAGATCCAGTAGCACCAAATCTAATACCACCTGCAGATGGAAGTTCTAATATACCGTCACCATCAATTTCTAAAGACTTACCACCACCGAAATCAAGTTTCTGTCCAATATCAACCTTACCAGTTTCATCCTCACTTACAATTCTACTCTTAGATGTAATGTGAATATCAGCTGCTGTTGAAATTGCTTGTGATTGGTTAGCACCAGCAGCAGTAACAGTAATGAAACCACGTGCACCACCATTCTCAGCAGTAAATGCAGCAAACTCAACTTCTGCTTTAGCACCAAGAGAGTCTTCAACATCTAGCTTAGTACCAGCCTTCATATCAACGAAACGAAGACGGAACTTCTCTTCTTGTGTTGAGTTCTCAGATGCTAGTTTTGAACTTATAGTACGAGTAGCACCAGTGTCTATACTTTGTACAGTATGTACCTGCTTCTTCTTTCTTTGGAATTCTTGTGTGGTCTCATCACTTGAGATAGCAGTATCACCAAGCCATAGAGAAGCATTGACTAAGTATGCATCCCTGAAACGTAGTGTACTAGAACCTAAGTCATAAGTATTGTCACTATTAGGAAGGAAGTTTGTAGAAATAACAACCTCATCACTACCATTGTTGGTAAGATTATTGATAGAAGAACCACCGCCACCACCGCCTTGCAAGTCATCCCCTGGCTGAAAGCGTGAGTTAGCAGTATTCCACTTAAGTACTTGTCCGTTAGTTATACCTGAAATATCAACGTCTGTTAAATTCGCAGCAGCAAGTTGTCCCTCAGTAAATACTGAACCATTCCATTTAAGGACTTGATTGGTTGAAGGAGATCCTACTGAGATCTGGAGGTTCGTCTGGTCTCCAAGGTAATCATACAACTCATTAATAACATTATTGAGTTTGATAGCACCGTCTCGTAAGGTATCACCAGTTCCATCATTGGCACTTACACCAATGTTTACATTTTGCTTAGCCATAATTGGGGACTATTTCTACAGGAGTATTTATGTCATATCAAAGTTTTCTGAGGTATTGTCAAATCTTACGTTATTTCTTGTAAAATCAGGGTTGTTATTATCCCTTGATACATCAACTGGAGTCATATCAAATGTACCAACGTTACTATCCCATTTTTGGATAGAAGCATAATCAATTCCAGAACCAGAACCTGTAACAGTAAGAATTGCCAAATTAGATGCAAGTGGTGAGTTGTCTGCAGGAGTTGCAGCACCAACTGGACCCGTCAATATGCATCTATAACGATAACCTGTCATATAGGCTACCGCTAAAATAGTTAGTGTACTATTAGTATCACCACTAAGGTTTGACCACGCAAATCCACCATCAGTTGATACTTGCCATTGATATGCAATAGTACCATCTTCGGGTTGAATTTCTGCGACTACATTAAAGTTTTGTGTATTACCAGCAGCAACTGTTGCATTAACAGGCTGGTAAGTAATAACAAGAGTTGGAGTTTGAGTACCTCCTCCTCCATCGTCGCCACCACCTTGTTCAGGAGGGGCTGCATAGCCATCATTATCAGGTTTATCTAATGCTTGCTTCGAAGTAAACCCAACCATAAATGGAAAAATAGGATTACCACTTCCGTCCTCAGTGACGAAATATGCAAACGTACCACTTGGAAACTCAGGTGTCTTACACCATCTACCATTATGTGTATCTAATGCACCAGCATTAGCACCTGTGTACTCCCAATCTTCTACAAAACAACCTGCAGGGTATGTTAGATCATACGCAGGTCTGCTAGGAGCTTCCGCTACTCTTATACTGTATCCACTTACCATCCTCTGTACAGCAGATGTATTGATATTAGGGTCTTGATAACCCCAAGGACCGTAAACTGGATATCCATCAAAACAAAAACCTATAATTTTTGAATGTCCATCAGGATGACGCATATTATCGCCATTGTATTGTGATGTACCATAATAATCATTGTAACCAGATATGATCTGATTATTTTTAAAGCATTCTATAAATCTACTATCATCATAAAAATACTGGTTATTGGTATTAGGTGTACCACCACAGGAGTCTTCTCCTAAGTTTATAGGAGCATTATTACCTGCTGCCACATAGTGAAATCCAGCAGGAGGAGAACCAGCATCACCCCCAGAAGGGTTGAAAATGACTACACCATTAGAAGCAACACCAATGGCACCTATTTGTACCGTAGTTGCTCCTGAAGTATTCTCACCACCACGATATACAAAATCGTGGTTAAACGTATATGCTGCAATAGTATTTGCGTTATTTCCATTAGGAAATGTACCAGCAGATACTGGGGTGGGCATACCATCCCCTGTAACTGTCAGCACTTTTGTCCCTGGATTGTAAGAACCTGTGGCTGCCATATGTTTATTTAGTTGTCATCAAAGATTTGATCAGGTGTGAAGTTATCAACGGTTGATGCACCGACGTTAACTGTGAGGACTGCGGCAGTAGATAGAACTGGAACTGCGCCAGGTGATGTAATACCAACACGATATTCATCTCCACCATCACCCTGTTGAGTAGATGTAATACTGATTGAATCAGTTGTTGCTCCATCAACGTTGAGCCAGCTATCGGTACCGTATTCCTTCTTCTGCCACTGGTAGGAGAGGGTAGAACCGTTAGAGGAAGTAGCAATTATTACGAATGCAGCACTCTGACCTTGGTTAACTGTTACACTAACAGGTGGGGTACTAATGGTAATAAATTGCTCGTCAGGAGTTGAACCGCCCTCAGGATCTTGCCAGCCTGGATCGTAGATGTCTATACCACCGTTTAGAGCAGCACCTGTAGGTCCGAGGAAACTATCTTCAACAGTTGTTTCTACTTGAACAATTGGTTGTACATAACCTTGACCTGCGTTCTTAACATCAATACGTGCGAGACCAACTAATGCTTTAATCTTAGCTCCGAATCCAGAGGAAGAAATAACATCAACGTTTGGACGTGTACTATAACCATCACCAGATCCAGTAAGAACTGCCTTGGTAACACGACCCTTCTCTATAGTTGCGAGAGCGTCTGCGTTACGTCCCTTAACTGCACCAGAGTATTCGAAGGTAATTAGTGAGTTAGAAGACTCAATTAGAGCAACAGTTCTGTTCTCTTCCTCACCCTCAATTATTAGATCGTCACCAGCTTCAATTGGAGGTACGACTGTAGCAGCGATAACGTCAACGTCAGAACCAATGTAGGAGAATGCAACGAATGTTGAACCTGCACGAGGTACTTCAGAGAAGATTATACGTGAACCAACGATCTCAAAACCGATACCTGGTTCCTGTATAACACCGTTCAACTGACAAATAATGTTGTTCTCAGGTCTAATCGTGTTGGACTGTACACCTTCAGTCAATGTTAGTGAGTAGAATACTCCACCTAACTTCAAGTTGAAGGAGTTACGTAATGAATCAAAGTCGAATCCAATATCATCTAACTGTCTTAACTTACCAACGTATACACCGTGGAAACTAGATCCAGCAGCAGGTGCTTCAGTGAACTGAACGTTATCAGAGAATGCAGTGAAGGAGTAATCAGCGCCAGGTGGCTGCAAGATTCCGTTCACGAAGATCATCATATGACCTGCGGGATCTGGGAAGTATGGGGTACCGTTATTCTCAGTTAACTTGAAGTTCATCTGAGTTCCATCAAATCCTCTGAAGTATCTTCTTACACGACCACGTAAAGTTCTAGCAGCAGAACAAGCACCTTGGAATCCATTGTCACCAATGATTTGTGCGTTCTTCTGGAAGCTTCCCTCACTATCACCTAGGTGTAAGGTTGCCTTAGTACCTAACTGAGTAATCTTCTCGATTCTACCGTACGCTGTGGTAGAAGTAACCTGAGCAGCAGCAATAAGAGTCCAAACACTTGGGAAGTTAGAACCTTCAGGTAACTTACCTAAAGTGTACTGTGAGTTACTTGCGATATCAGAAACAGTAACACCCTCAGGAGCGTTGGTACTATTACATACGAAGAGGTAATTATTGTCCTCATTCTTCTCAGTTATAGTAACTGTCCAGTTAGGAGATAGAACAGCACCACCAGAGAAGACCTGACATACATCACCAACCTCAATACTATCTGTTACACCAGTATCAGTAATGAATGCAGAGTAAGTTAACCTTGTAATATCTCTTGCGTGTACATACTCACCGAAGTTTGGTAGAGAAGCGAACGCTTCAATCTCAATAATCTGATCAGTAACTGAACCGTAGATAACATCGTTAGGAGCAAACTCACCAGTAATTGTATCGATATCGAATGTAACACGACCTCTTTGGTTATCAAGTAGTGCACCATTGTTATTTCTAACGATCAATGCATTTGCCTTAGAACCAGAATCAGCAGAGTATATCTTATCATTAGCGAAGAACTCACCCTGACGGAAGTTAACTAGGATTCTACTATGTGTAGAAACTACAGTTGCGGTACCACCAGATGTTACACCTTCTAGTACGTCTGCTGCATTGAATGAACCTACAGGGTTAACAACCTTGATGTAAGTAGCATTATCTGTAGCAAGAACAGATGCAGTATTACCTGTTGCACCTTGTACAACAACTGCTTCACCATTAACCAACTTAGGAGATGCTGAGAAGGTGTTACACTCAATGTAAGTAACAACGTAGTAAATGTCTGCGTGATTATCTGCAATTCTTACAATCTCACCAGTTGCACCAGTGGTTGTACCGTAACATACGTCAGCGAGGTTAATACCACCGTTAATAGGAGTAGGAACATCACGTGAACCGTAAGTTGTTGGTATTCTATCAATTCCATCAACCCTTGTTAACGCAAGACTATGAGTCTCACCAGTTTGACCAGGATTAATATAAACTGCTTCACCATCAATATACTCGCATAAGAATACTCTATCTGCAGTAGTATGTGGGTGTACATAATAGTTTTCTCTATCAAGTTCTGCTATCATTGCACCCAATGCAATATACTTGACTTGATCGTAAGCTTCAAACCTATGTCCAACAATATCAATACCACCGTTAGATACACTGTTACCAGGATCAAAAGTATGTGATACGTAAGTTGTTGGGTAAGTTGATCTGTTTAAAGCAACATCTATTAAGTGACACAACGAGTTGAGTTTATCTACAGCAGTCTTTGAAACACGAAGTTCTTTGTCAGTATATGCAGGGGTATTCTCAAAAGCACCAGGATCTATAGCATCTTGCTCTAGAACATTGATCATATATCTCTTGACAGCTTCAAAGTGGAAGATAACACGAGTTCTGAATAGTTCAGGGAATGCAATGAAGGTACCTTCAGAGTCAAACCAGCTACTTACTAATCCAAGTGTCTTAGCATTACCAGCAGTAATAAAGTCGTAAATGAATGCCTTAAGAATATCATCGGAGAATGTATTGACTCCAGCGTACCCAGGATAGGTACCTAAAGTCTCTGACATAGACTCATCTCTGATATAAACATTGTTATACATCAACAGACGTGCTGCCTGTTTACCCATTTCAGTACCACCACCAAGTGTATCAAGGATGATATTGAATAATGTGTGTGATGCAGAGGTAACGTTATAGCAGGTACCACCAATATAATTTGTGTTGGTAGTAGTAGGAGCAGTTCTAGTTACAGTACTAAGATGACTTGAGTTACCTTGTGCTGCCTGATCCACAGTGTTGATAACTATATCCCACAGGGTATTAACTGCAGATTGCTCTGTCTGGCAGAATGAAGTACCATCATAGGTTATTGATATGTCTCTACGTACAGCACGATCACCAGTAGTAGGCCACTCACCTGGGATGGTCTTCGTAATACCAGCCATATAAGAGTTAGGATTAGAAGCACCAGAACCAAATAGATTGATAGGAATACCCATCAATGTTGTAATACCAGAAGCTTCATTACTACATCTAGTACCACCAGCATTAGCATAAGTTGTAATAGAGTTGTTATTAGAACTAATGAATGTGTGTGAATAATTACCACCAGTAATTACAGATGCCTTAGTTACACAATGTGCTTCAGCAGATATGAATGTATGTGCGTCTGTGTTTGTGGAAGGAGCAGATGCAAGAACCTGTACACTAATATTATCCTGATCAACAACAGTGATAGGCATAAATGAGTTGCTAGCTGGGTCAGTAGAACGAGGATATGACTTGTTAACCTGTCCTCCTCCACCAAATCCACAACTGAATACTAGTGAATTGTCAGCAATCTTAATATAATCACCAGCAACCATTCCGTGACCATTAATGGTCAATGTCATTACACCTGTTGTTGGGTTATATGCAGCATCTCTAGGTGTCTTAGTTACATTTGCTTCAAACTCGTGTGAGTAAGCACCACCAGAACGTACTGGGAATTTCTCAGCTCTTATAAACTTATGAGTATAAGATCCACCAGCAATGATTGCATTAGCTGTTGCACTCTGCCAAGTATGTGGAGATACGTTAGAAGATGTACCAACGTTAATTTGTATAGTACCATCAGGTCTTGTAATACCACCAGAGGTAGCAGATACAAATGTATGAGGTGTCTTATCTAAGTTTGCACGACCAACAAATACATCAAACTGATGAGTAGACACATTAGAAAGTGGTAACCACTCATTATGTGAAGGATCTGTTGCTCTTGGATATGCGTGATCTGTAGCATAATCATCTTTACCACATCTGAATGTGATAGATCCGTCTGCCATCTTGATCTTATCATTTGCCTTCTCAATACCATCTGTTGTAGCAGATACGAATGTATGAGTTGTGGTATTAGAGATTGGACCTTGACCGAAGAAGTAACCTACATTGACATCAAATTCATCAGTACCATTCTGATTCATTACAGTCAACCACTTATTACTTGCAGGGTCGGTTGTACGTGGATAAGAATGATTACCACCTGCCTGTGTGCAAGTAAAGGTTAATCCATTATCAGCAATCTTAATCTTGTCACCATTAACGAATCCGTGGTTATTGGTTGTCTTAATAGTAAGAATACCAGTAGTAGGATTGTAAGAGGTACCTGTAGTTGCAGTCTTCGTAGTAGTAGCACTGAATCCGTGACTTGGGATGGTGAGAGTCATCACACCAGTCTCAGGTCTGTAGATAGCGTTAGTTAATGTGTGTGAACTAGTTCCAACATTAGTAATTCTTTGTCCTTTCTCGAAGGATGGGTCTCTCTTCTGCTTAACACAGTTAGTAGCAGCACCAACATAAGTGTGATTGTAAATACCACCACCCTTAATAGCTCCTCTACTAATACTATGAGCAACACCAGATTTGAATGTGTGTACTGTCTGGTTGGTAGAAGGAATAACATCTAGGACGTTAATATCAAATCCACTGGATGTTACGTTCTGAACCTTAATCCAGTTACCACTAACAGGGTCGTGTGCTCTAGGATATGTGTGATCAGTCTGATGACCATCCTGTGCACAAGTAAATGTAAGTGCATCGTTATCAATTCTAATATGATCTCCATTCTTAACCCAGTGGTTACCAACAGTCAGTGTCATAAATCCTGTTGTTGGATTGTACACTGCATTTGTTGGACTCATCTTCTCATATCCAGGTTGGAATGTATGAGTATAACCAGCACCACCAGCTACAACTGCACCAGATAAAGCACTCTGGAATACGTGAGTTGTTATGTTTGAAGAAGGTGCTTCCTTCAGTACATTAATAACAATCTGATTATTAGTAGGAACATCAACAATAGGAATTGATGTATCGTACATTGAGTCACGCTTTTGCTTAATAGCGTTAGTTGCACCAGATATAAAGATGTGTGGAGTTGTATTAGACTGAGGTACAATCTTATTAACTACAACCTTAAAGGTGTCAGATGTTACATCAAATACCTGTATCCACTTACCTGCAAATGGGTCAGAAGGACGTGGATAAGTATGGTTTGTTTGATGATTATCTTGAGCACAAGTAAATGTTAATGCATTGTTATCAAACTTAACCCAGTCTCCATTACCCATTGCGTGAGCAGCAGATGTCTTAATCTGTAGTACACCTGTCTGTGGGTTATGGTAAGTACCACCAGTGATTACTGCACCAGCATCAGCACTTGACCAAGTGTGAGTATAGTTACCACCAGTAATTACTGCACCAGCAGTTGCTGAAATAAAGTTGTGAGTTGTAAGGTCAGTAATAGGACCTTGACCACCGTTAACATTAATAGTAATTGTAGTATCAGTTGCTGCAATAATTGGTAGAGCAGTTCTGTATGCGTAGTCTTCACCATCTCCAGTAGCAGCACCAGAAGCACGTGGATAAGTCTTCTGAGTCTGATAGTTATTCAACTGATAGTCACAAGTGAATGTCAATGAATCATCAGCAAGTCTAATACTATCTCTGTTAGCAGTTAAGGTATGAGCACCAATAGTAAGTACTAAATTACCACCTTGAGGATCGTAAACTGCATTAGAAACGTTGTAACTTACAATAGGTGAAGTACCAACGAATACTGTTACTGTATTACCAGCCTTAGCAATAATTTCATACTCGTGACCGTAAGTTGGATCAGTAGAACGTGGATAAGACTTAATAGTACTATTACCATCCATCTCACAAGTAAACTTGATAGCCTCTTCATTAATTCTGATCCTATCTCCAATTGCTAATGAGTTAGATCCAAGGTCAAGTACCAAGTTACCAGTTGTGGCATCATAAGAACCATCAGTAGGAGTGAAGGAAGTACCAACAATTGCAGTATGTGTATCCTCTAAGTTTCTAGGATATGCGTGATCTGAACTCTGTCCATCCTCATCGCAACGGAATGTTAATGCATTAGGAAGTAACTTAATACTATCAACTTCCTTCATAATACCGTTAGTGAGACCACTTACGAATGTATGGGCAGTAGTGTTAGTAGAAGGTATAGCAGGTAGAACTTGAACTTCAAAACTATTTGATAATACATTATGAACCTGCATCCACTCACCGTGTACCCTATCTGTAGGTCTTGGGTAAGCGTGGTTGGTTTGATGACTGTCCTTAGCACAAGTAAATGTTACTGCATAATCATCCATTTTAATTCTGTCACCTGCAACCAAACCGTGTGTAACTGCAGTTTGAATCTTCATTACACCTGTAGTTGGGTCGTAAGTAGTGCCAGAAGATGCTGTAATTCTTGTACCACCAACTAAACCGTGTACACCACCAAGAGTAAGAGTCATATCACCCGTTGTAGGATCATATGCTGCATTAGTTACATCGTGTGAAACTGTAGGAGTTGACCCAACGTTCACAGTGATCGTACTATCAGTCTTAGCAATGATAGGTACTCTTGTGTTATGAACAGGATCAGTAGGACGTGGATATGAGTGTACACTATAGTGATCATCCATTGAGCAAGTAAATGCTAAGGAATGATCTCCAATCCATACACTATCACCAACTTCCCAATCGTGAGCACCAATGGTCATTTCTAAGTAACCATTAGAGGGATTAAACGTAGCCGCTGACGGATCGAAAATTCTAGTAGGTGTTTTACCAACGAAGATATCGAATCCATTTGTACTTACATTCTGAATCTGAATCCATCTGTCTGCGATAGGATCATCAGCACGAGGATAAGGATGGTTAGTAGCGTGACCGTCCATATCACAAGTAAATGTGATACATTCTTGGTTTAACTTAACCCAGTCACCTGTACCCATTCCGTGATTGGTAATGTTAAGACTTAATATACCTGTCTCACCATCATAAGAAGCACCAGTTGGTGTATGAGTTAATAAAGCAGCACGAGGATAAGCGTGATCCGTTTGGTAGTTATCCATACCACAACGGAATACTAATGAATCAGGAGCAACTCTAATGTTGTCACCTTCATTTAACCAATGGTTACCAAGGGTTAACTGCATTACACCTGTGAGGGGAGTAAAGACTCCAGTGCTCGGAGTGTAATTTACTGTAGGAGTTGAACCAACGTTAACAGTTACAGTACCTGTCTGTCTCTTAAGTCCATTAGCTGCGAATGCCTGATATGTATGTGTTCCTGTGTAAGAAGATATACCAACATCAACAGTGAATGTATTTGTATCAGCAGCTGCAACTTCTAACCATTCTCCAGAAGCAGGGTCAGTAGGACGAGGATATGTATGGTCACTACCGTAACTATCCTTAGCACATCTGAATGTTATAGCATTATCTTCGAATCTTACATAATCACCAGCAACAGTAATACCATTAGTGGTAGCACCATAGAATCTATGACTTGTAGTATTAGAAGATGTACCAACATTAACTTCAAACTTATCTTGAGAAGCGTTAGTAACAACTAACCAGTTACCACTAGCAGGGTCTGATGCTCTTGGATATTGGTGATCGGTAGAGTACTGGTCTTGTGAACATCTGAATGTGATACCAGCATCTTGAATCTTAATACTTTGACCGTTCTGAAGACCGTGATTCTTAATGAAGATCTCCATTACACCACTAGTAGTGGTGAATCTTGCACCCTCAGGTGTCATATGAGACTTAGTTTTAAAGTCGTGTCCATTTAAGGTACAAACTAAGTGACCATTTGAAGGATTATATGTTGCATCAGTTATACTATGCTGTGACTCAGATACATCTTTAATTACTAATGCTTCACCTGCAGATGGATCAGTAGCTCTAGGATAAGTATGCTCACTATTGTGATCATCCATATCACAGGTATAGATCAATGAATCATTTGCAATCTTGAGGGTGGTACCTTCCTTAAGATGGTGAGTACCAACAGTTAATGTTAAATCACCTGTAGCAGCATCATAAGTAGAATTTTGTACATTATAATGATTCTCTGGAGTAGTACCAACGTTGACAGTAACAGATCCGTTCTGTAGTTCTACACCGTGATCAACAGCACTAACAAATATATGGTCATAATTACCACCAGTAATAACAGCACCTGGAGTTGCAGATACAAATGTATGCTGTGTCTCATTGGTAGATGGTATACGTCCTTCAGCAAGAACCTTAATACTAATAGTAGATAGTGTGGTACCGATTATTTCAAGAGGATAATCATATGCGATATCCTTCTTCCAAGTGATACCATTGGTAGATGATGAAACATATGTATGATCGTAGTTACCACCAGCCTTAATAGCACCAGAGGTAGCAGAAACAAATATATGTGGTGTGATATTAGAAGCAATACCAACGTTAAGAGTTATTGTATTATCTTTTCTTATAATTCCGTTAGCTGTTCCAGAAACGAATGTATGAGCAGTTACGTTTGTGGAAGGAATGTTGTCTAGAACCTGAACTTGGAATGTTGTGTTAGTTACATTAGATACCTGTACCCACTCACCGTTAATTGGGTCAGAAAGACGAGGATAAGAATGATTACCACCACCTTGAGTACAAGTAAAGGTTACTGAATCAGTTCTGAACTTGACGTAATCACCATCAACCATACCGTGATAACCACTGGTTGTAATGGACATAATACCTGTATTAGGATCATATGTTGTACCAGATACAGCAGTTAATGGGGTACCTTCATAAACAACATCAACTGATTGATCGAATGATCTATCTTGCTTAGAACTTAATGAACCAGCAACAGCAGATACAAATGCGTGAGTATAGTCACCACCAGTCTGTACAGCGTTAGCAGTAGCAGAAACGAATGTATGGGCAGTAGTATTAGTAGAAGGAATCGAGTTAAGAACCTGTACACTGATTGTCGTTGCAGTTACAGCAGTGATTGGACAAGCAGTATCATAGAATGGGTCAGTAGCACGAGGATATGTATGGTTAGTCTGATGATCGTCCTCTGCACAAGTGAATGTTAATCCGTTTGCAGCAAACTTAATGCTATCACCAATAATATGGTTATGAGCACCAATGGTCATCTCCATAATACCTGTAGTAGGATTATAGTTAATACCAGTTGGTTGATAGTTTACTATAGGTGAAGTACCTACATTTACATCAAATGTTGTAGAACCTACGTTAGAAATCTCAAGATACTTACCACTAACAGGGTCAGTAGATCTTGGATATGTCTTATTAGCTGTACCACCATCCATCGTACAAGTCATTGTGATGGCACCATCAGCAAACTTGACGTAATCTCCTGCTAATAAGCTGTGAGCAGCAGTAGTTGTAACAGATAAGACACCAGTTGTTGCTGTATAGGAAGCAGTCTGAATATCGTGTGTATTAATCTGATTTCTAGGATATGGGTGTAGAGTCTGATGACTATCCTGATTACAAGTAAATGTTAATCCACCTTCCTCAATCTTAACGTTATCACCCTCTGTCAAATGGTGTGGTCCAATTGTAAGCTTCAATTCACCTGTTGTAGGCTCATAAGCAGCATCAGTTGGAGTAAATGGTACTATAGGTGAAGTACCAACATTAACTTTAAACTGATCTGTACCCACCCAAGTAATTGGTAACCAAGCACCAGATGCAGGGTCAGATGATCTTGGATATGCGTGATCAGTTGCGTGACCATCCATAGCACAAGAGAAGGTCATTGAGTTATCAGCGAACTTAACGTGATCGCCTTTAACGAATGTGTGACCAGGTACCCATACGGTCATTAGACCAGTAGCAGCATCATAGTCACCACCAGTAGCAGTATGTTGTGTTGTAGTAGTTCTAGGATAGGAGTGATTAGTTTGGTTATCGTCCTCTTCACAAGTAAATGTGACAGCGTTGGGTAGTAAACGAATCTTCGCTCCAGAATTTAAACTATGAGATCCTATAGTAAGAATCATAGTACCCGTAGTTGGGTTGTATGATGCATTACTTACTGCATAGTTAGAGATAGGAGTTGATCCTACGTCAATAGTAAATGAATTATGAGTTACACCAGTAGCAGTTAACCAAGTACCAGATGCATCATCAGTTGATCTTGGATAAGAATGTAAGGTATAGTTACTATCCATACCACAACTGAATACAAGAGAATTATCAATAAGTCTTACTTTGTCACCATTAGCGAATCCGTGATCAGGAACAGTAACAGTCAAACGACCATTAACAGGATTATAATCAGCGTGAGTAGCTGTATGGGACGTAGCACCAATACTTACAATATCTAATGCTTGTTGTGAAGCAGGGTCAGTTGCTCTTGGATAAGAGTGAATAGTACGATAGTTATCTTGTGAACATCTGTATAGTAATGAATGATCTGAGATGTTTAGAGTTGTACCTGCTTTCAACTTATGGGATCCAACATCTAATGTTAGAAGACCTGTAGCAGGATCATAGGTAGAATTAGAAACACTGAATGGTACTGTTTCAGTAGGTCCAACGTTAACCTTGAAGTTATTAGCATCAATTACCTGTGTAACTGGTAGTATTGCTGTAGATGCAGGGTCACTAGCACGAGGATATGCGTGAGTAGTTTGATGTTGGTCTTGACTACAAGTAAAGATTAATGAATTGGTAGCAATTCTAATAGTATCATTAGTAGACAAGTTATGCTGAGGTACATTGATTATCAAATCACCTGTAGCAGGATCATAGGTAGCACCACTAGGAGTATACTGTACACTAGCAGTTTGTTGATCGATAGTAATTGTCTGATCGTAATCAGCATCACCTTCTGTATAACCGTTCTTAGTAATAAGTAACTGTCTAACTACCTCAATAGCAATGTCTCTTGCTTGCTCAAAGATGTACTTAACCTCTGCAGATTGACCAGATACGTGCTGTACAGCATTAGCATCGGTAACATAAAGTTCAGTTGCATATAAAGTCTTATTATTACCACCGTGCTTAAGGTTGAATGCCATTGCTTCAAGCATATCAACAACGTCATCAACACAAGACTGATAACCATATCCAGCAAATGCTAGTGAAGGATACTGTGAAACACCACGTCCAACAGCAGTGGTAGCAATGAATCTTAGGTTATTAAGGATTTCATTACCAGCATCATAGAACTTGTTACCAGAAGCATTATCATAGTAATCAGGTCTGAATGTTTGCTGTCCTTGACCAGTTTGTCCCTCATCTTCGTAGGGTAGGAAACCAAATTTGTTCTTGACGGCGAGTTGTGACATATCTCTTGCTACCTTGAAGGCATAGAGAGTCTCAGCAGATTGGTCAGTAACGTGCTTCAAACCAGCAGTAGTATTAAGGTACAATGCAGAAGCATCCCACATTGAACTGTTACCACCGAAACGAAGGTCGTGAGCAATAGATTCTAGCAAATCTACTATGTCATCTTCACAATTATGCTTACCACCTTTAACTCTAAAGTTATAATGCTGGAATGCACTAAGTTTTGTGGTTAGATCAACTGCTTCACCAGCAATTGCACGAGCATTTGTAACAAGAATATCAGCAGCATCTAGTGCTTTATCAGTACCAGTGTATGCTTTAGGATCTTTAACGATCTGATCATCACGATGAACTGCCTCATCAGACCACTGCATCTGATAATAATCAGAGAAATCAGCAGCAACATCAGCAGGGTTCTCGTTTCTAGCGATTAAGAGGTTACTAATTGCCTTTTCAGCCAACATTTTGGCAAACTCGATAGCATCGAGCATAGGAAGTAACTCATCTTCAACGTGATTGATATTATCTTGATTATCAATATAGTAATCAATCTGAGCATTTGTCTGATTGTTACCACCAGTTAGCAAGTCACCAGAAATAGCAGGTAAAATATGATCCCTAAGGTCTCTTACACACTTATTTCTATCAGGGATTTGTAGCTTCTGATCCTGACTGAATCCAACAGTAATGTTATATTTGTTTTCGATATGGTAAACTGCTTCATCAGCAATTACCTTTCTGTTAAAGTATATTAAATCAGCACCATCTCTGAATCTTTGTCCTGTAGGACCGAGAAGATCTAATAGATCAGAAATCAGATTATTAATAAAATCTTGTACAGGTTGTGATGCAGGAGTTGCGAAGTAGTTAGGAACACGTACTCTAGTCGAATATGTACCAGTTAGAGTAGTCTCATCCTGTGTAATAACATCAATACAGAGTTTTGCAACCTCACCCCAAGTGTAAATTGATTGTAGAACTTCACCATTAATATGCTGTAGAGCACCAGATCCTGTTAGATATGCTCTTGCCTGTACAACAGTGTTATAGTTACCACCATCAATAAGGTCTTGAATAATAGCAGGAATAATATACTCTCTAGTATCACGTAAACATACGTTAGTACCATAATTAGATTGTCCACCATCACCAGGGATGATAAAGTCTGGATATCTAACCTTCAGACGACCAACTGCTTCTTCAGCAATCCAGTCACGGTTCTTATAGATGATATCAGCACAATCTCTATATTCTGATCTACCTAAGTCAACACCCTCACATTGCAATTCTTGTTCGAATAGTTCAACGTAATCAACGTCTGCACTAGAAATAGTAGTAGCAACCCAGTTAGCATAGATGGCACCAACTTCTAAAGGCATTGGTGCGTCACCAAGAAGTGCCCAAGAGATAGTATTATCATTAGTAGGATAAACTACGGGGGCATTAAAGGTTCCAGAGTACTGGGCGATTCCTTTGCGGATAATGATACTATCAATGTTACCTGCGAAAGTATCACCAGCATTCCAAGAAGAACCTATTCTAATAGTACTATCAGTGTAATTATTAGTATCAGTGTAGTTAGCACCAACCTGAACACCAGCAACAAACAGTTTAGTTACGCTGGAGGAACGAGATAGTGCAAAATGATACCAAGCATCAGCAGCACCTATTTGAGCAGAACTGATTTGATCGGTTCCTGCAATAGCAAGCTTGATACTAGTACCAGAAAGTAAAACTTGTACCTTGGTATCAGAAGTAGATCCACGAAGATCTATTAAAGTCTGAGTACCAGCAACTGTTGAAGGTCTAAACCAACCTTCAATTGTATAATCACCAGTACCAAAAGCAACCTTATCACTTGATGGATATAGTAAATTGGTAGCAGTTCCACTAAATGCTAGTGATCCAGTACCAGTTCTAAAGATTAATGAGTCTGCTACAACGTTAGAGTTGGTAATCTTAGAGTTAGTGATGTATTCATCAGCTTGGAAGACACCAGTAACATCCTTAGAGTAGATCCACTTGTTACCAGCATTAGATCCAATAACATCGAATGATGCACCAGATGTTACACCCTTAACGTTATCTTCAAATACGAAGAATCCACCAGATGACTTACCCTTATAAGCGTGCTTAGTACAACGAATTGTCTCTTCTTGGAACGCATAAGGAGGTTCAACACGAGATACATTACCAATAGACCACTGATAAGTAGCAGGATCAGCGAATGTAGGATCTTGTAAAGTATCTGTAATTATGTTGATGAAACTTGTAATTGCAGATGACTGGTTCATACATCCATTTACATATCCAGTCTTAGCAGTAGATGGAACAGTATTTGTATAAGCAGCTTCAAATGTTGCAACGGTTCCAGGAGATGCAGTAGTACCAAGTCCAGCGATAATGATATCGCACAAAGTACCAATAGTTGATGCTACACCGTTACAAACAGGTGATCCAGTATCAACAGTGATTCCACTATCAGTTACCTGAACCCAACCGTGTGAACTATCTGCTTTAGCAACAGCAACGTTCTTCATAATATCAAGTGCCATAGCCTTCGCTTTAGTGTAAGCGTGAACCATAGTATCAATATCACCAGTTACAGTACCGTACTGTACAATTCTATGACCAGCTTCATAGATGAAGTTATTACCACCGTGAGCAGTGTTATATGCTAATGCTTCAATAACATCTACTACGTCAGATAAACAATGAACATCTCCACCAGTTACGTTATAACCTGGGTTCTGCTGCTTGGCATAGTATAAAGATTCGTGAGCAATATACCACTTGTTAGCAAGAAGTAAAGATCTAGCGTCAGCGTGACTGTTATCTACAGGATCATACTCATTAGTAACAGTAGGATCTCTATATTGCTGTATTCCAGTGTATAGTGCAGTATGTACTTCATTACGGATACACTTAATCATTAGATCACGTGCAGCATTCATTGTATAGACAACTTGAGGTACTTCACCATCAATATGGTAAATTACTCCACTTTGAACATACTTGTATGCAGTATCCCAAACTTCAGAGTTACCATCGTACTCTAACTGCCAAGCAATAACATTACAGATATCAACGATGTCATCGTGGCAATCTTTGTCGTGGTTTAGACCAGGAACGGTAAATGAAGGATAGTAATTCTTCATAATACCTACTGCTTCCTCAGCAATGAATAAAGCATTCTTACGTAGAAGAACAGCAGCATCATAGGAACGGTTATCGTGTACCGTTCTCATTGAAGAGTTAGCAAAGTAAAGCTTCTTATTTCTAATTGAGTCGCCAATAACGAACTGAGAACCCTGTAAGTTCTTATATCTAATTTCTTGGTTCCTTACTTCTTCAAAGTCAAGGAAATCTTGGTTATTTGCTGTCTCACTGTATAGTTCAGTTGGATTAACAACAGTTTCAGAGATATTATCAAGAATCTTATTAGGGAAGGTAATTGAAGGTACTCTCTGGAATACTAGACCAAAGAAGAATGATGGAGGTGATAAGTCAACAGTATCAATGATTTGCTGTGTATTATCATCTTGATAAGGTGCAATAGTAGTAATTCTTGCACATATCTTAGAACGTGCAGAATATACAATGTCATTGTACTTAAGATCAAACTCACCAGTTTCAAACTCAGAAGTACCAGATGTACGAGAAACAACTAAGTCAGTAGTTACAGTACCATCTATTAGGTTAGTTTCTTCAATAACTGCGAAATCAGGGATAGTATCAAGGTTTGTGATTGTTTCACCCTGTTCAAAGATAGTATTGCTAGTAAGTGGAGTTACAGAAGCTAAAACACCATCAAAACCAGTTGCAGAAGATAAAACATTATCATTTGTCAAGAATGAACCTGATATATCAACAACATCAATAGAATCTACAAGTGAGTCAATTACAATAGCTGTACCTTCATTCTGAAGACTACGTACAATCTTACCTGCAGGAGGGAAGATACCACTAGTAGAACTAAAGGTAAAACGAGTAATATTAATCTGACTGAAGCCTATTTCACGGAATTTGATCCTAGAAGGTGCTTTAGGTGGTTCATCAAATACAATACTAGGTCCAGAAGTAGTAAATGATACTCCAGGAGACTGTGCAATACCATTAATCAGAATCATCATCTGATCATCAGTTGCTGTGATTGATTCACCCTCAACAGTTAGAGGGAACTGGGTTTTAATCCCATCAAAATCATCAGAGATATTATCAAGTTTCTTAACGATAGAAGTTAAGATTTCCTCTGAGTTAGTCAGTCTCTTCTGTCTGAACAGTACCTCAGTATTGTTGAACTGAGTGTATATTGGTTGTGCGTTAGCAAAAGAGGTAATCTTATTAATATTAGTTGCACTAAAGATATTAACTTCCTTAACTAGGTCAGAAACGACCTTTCTTCCTGAAATATCCTTACCACCAGTAAGTGCTAGTTCACCAAACATATTGAAACCAACTGGGTGGTTAGTTTCAAGGATTGACTTCCTCCAACTATTAATAGGTGTCTGAGACTTAATAACGTAAGAGAAGTTCTGATAGAAGTAAGAGTCTTGGATCTTCTGTACAATTTCAGATGGTTTACCAACGTCATCGATAAATTGACCAGTAGTTGTTGTTAAAGCATCAATATTCAGTGTACCCTTAGCGATTGATAGATTATCAATCAAACCAGATGCACGAGATACCTCACCAGTTACCCTCTCACCAATAGTCCAATTACCTGTATAGTTCTCAAGTTTAAGAATTCTAGGTCCAATCTGCCATCCTTGGTTCTCAGAAACATATCCTACAGCAGATGCAGTTTCAATAAAACTTCCTTGATAAACCTTTTCACCTTGTAAGAAACGAGAAGTTTCTACAACAGCTGTTGCTTTACCACCGAATACCTCGGTTAGTAGTACCTGTCTACCATCACCCTGTGTTAAGAAGGTAATGAAGCTACCAGATTCAGCATCAACAGGGGTTAGTGCGATCCTTAACTGGTCTGGTTCAAGTGAATTTGCCTCACCAGCAATAGCATAATAAGTAGTGTTCTCACTTAAACTGATCAAACCTGCAGAAGCTGGTTTTGGTAGGATACCTACAGTAGATCCAAGGTCTTCTGCACGTAAATTAACAGCAGCACCGTTTGTGATACCGTGTGGGAAGTTAAACTGTAAATATCCTAAGTCAATGTTAACAACGTAGTTAAATTCTGATTTAAGGGTAACTATTGGTTCAGAACTGTATCCTGAGCCTGGTTCCTTAACTTGAATCTCAGAAAGACGATTATTCTTAACAATCGCTAATGCTTCAGCACCTATACCTCCACCACCTTCAATTACAACACGAGGAACGCTAGTATATCCAGAACCTGGGTCAGTTATTTTAATTTCTGTTAGAATAGCGGTATTAAATAACTGAAGGTTCACAGGGAAAGTTATTTCAGGTCTCAACGTATAGTCGTGAGAGTACCCGAAACCAAATTCGTTGTTCTTCAGTTTCTTAATCTTACCAATGCTTAGACCTTGTAAGAATACAGATGCACCTGATCCTTCAGCAGGAATGATAACATCTAATACTCCACCAGAACCTTGTAGTAAACTACCTAATATTCCAGGAATACCATCAATATCTACAGATGCAAAGGTATATCCCTTACCAGCAGATATAAGTTCTACTCCAGTAATAACACCTTCTAGGTCACCATCATCAGCAACTGTGATGTTACATAGAGCACCTTCACCGTCTCCAGCGATAGGAACGTTGAAATAGGTACCATTTACATACTCAGTACCACCAGAAGTTATCTTAATCTTCTCAATTTCTCTGTTTGAAGCAATATCAGTAACAATTGGTAGTTTCTGATAGAATCCACCTGGGTTTACCAGTTTAATAGATGAAATAGGACCAACTGCCTTAACAGAAGTGGTAGAGTATGATGATCTTGGAATACCAACCTCAGTGTTACCTAATGGTGCAGTTGTATTCTCTGGCTCACGAAGTAATGGGAATTTAAACTCCTTATCGTCTGGTACACTAGAAATTGTAAATATACCCTTATATGGAGTCTGAACAACGTCAATAAAGGAATCTATACCAACTGGATTATCATTAACACTTGTTCTTGAAGGGTCAAAGTAGTAAGAAATATTAGTTACAGCGTCTGTAACCAAGAATTTAACCAATGGAGTAGGTGAACTCTCATCAGTCATACCTGGTGTACCTTCTCTAATGATGTTTGTGAATGGATATTCTAGTTTATACTGATTATCCTTAGAGAAACTCAAGAAATATCCTGCGTTTGAAGTGTCATCAAGGTCAAATACGTACTGATGACCTCTTACAAAGAGTAATTTAGGATGTTTTGCGTAAATATTGACACTAGCAATCACACCTTGACTGAATACAGGGTCTTGAATCGCTGTAGATCTCAATCTATAGGTAAATTGCCTTGAACTGAACAGTTCTTCAACAAAGAATGAACCATTATACTCATTTGTGGAGAATCCTTCGACAAATATGATCTCATTTGTTTCAAAATTGTTCTTAGTAGTAGCATTAGCAAATACTAAGTCGGTATATGTTAGTGCACCTGTAGGAATAATGTCCTTATCAAGGTTAGCAGTCAGTTTAAACTCTTTAACACCAACTAAATTACCAAATGTTGCTATATTTCCTGTCGCATCAACACTAAATGTTAGACCAACAGCATCAGCATCGATGATATCACCCTTAATGTAGGTAGAATCTTCATAAATCTCCTCAATCTTGATGATATAATCAGATCCAGAGAATGCTTTCCACCTAGCAAACTGATCTAATGTACCACTACTATAAGAAGTATTAACTAAATCAACATCAAATGATCCAGCAACTCTGGTATATACCCAGTTTACGGTACCATCAGAGACAGTTCCTACATTATGTACAGGAGCAGTAGCACCAGAAGTACCAGCACTAGATGCTGTATAGATCTTTCCAGCGTTATATACTTCATCACTGACAGCATATACAGTATTTGTAGTCCACTGAGGAATAGTGGTTGTTACTGTAAAGTCATATGCAATGACGTTGATGTCATTTCCAGTAGATTTAATTAGTTTTGTAGTATCAAATGTACCAACAATATTACCAATCTTACAATTATTAGTTCCAGCTTCAACAATGGTACCGTATGCACTAATAACATCAGCTCCACCAATTACAGAATATTGTTGTAATCTATCACCTTTAGTGAAGGTAGCATTCTGATTGAATGTAATAGTCTTAACAGCGTCAATAGTAGTATACTTGGCATCTCTTAGGTAGAACTTAGGAATAACTGTTGTTGACATCAACAGTTTCTTACCATTTGGAGTAGGAATGGTTGCTGTTCTAGTAGCATAAGGTTCATCAGTAGAAGTGAACGTATATGAACCTTCAACGTTGTTTGAGATAACATCAGCATAATCAAGGATCTGAATACCAGCAGGACCCAATACCCAATCATTTGATGTGGTAGCAAGGGCATTAAAGGTGAAATCGTTGATGGCAGCGGCGTTTGTTACCTGAATACCTGTCTCTACGTTATTGAGAGTAAAGGTTCCAAGTTTTGTCTGATCCTTATCAATCTTGTAAGTAAATGCGTGAGTAATCTTTGTGCTACCAACTGCCTGAGCAGGAGTGAAGTTAGCATCATATTTGGTGACAGTAGATATTGAAAGGTTATCTAACCATCCACCAACAGATGTTGTTGTAGCAGGAGTCTCTAAACCAAGAACAATTGCTTTCTTAATAGCAGTGTTAACTGTTGTACTGGTATGAGAAATCTCTTCGTTACCGTTAATATACACTTTATAAGTGTAATTACCAACACCAATGTTCTGCTTAACGTATGCTACGTGTACAAATGCTTCTGCAGCAAATCTAGTCCAGTTAGTAGTTGTAGTGGAGAAATATGTACCTGATCCAACATCTATACTTAACTTTCCAAAGTTAGGACTTGTAGAATCACCATCTACAGACAATACAGTTGCATCACCAGTATTAGGTGTAATTTTGAATAGAGTTGGTTTGGAAGACTGTGCATTGTACTGTGACTGTCCAATAGCAATATATCCTTCAATTGTCCAATCTGTACCTTGATCAGCAGCCCAATCAATCTCTAAAGCGTTGGCAGCAGCAGTTGTTGCAACTGAACTGTTACCAAACTTGGGTTTTGCATTATCAAGTGCTTCACCTGTACCTTTCCAAGCAATAGTTGAAATATCGTTATATGTGTCATCACCACTAACATCTGTATCAAAGTTTAGGATTGCAATCTCATTTGCTTCTACTTTGTTACCAACAACTATAGTATCAGCAGAACTATCATTAGTAATAGCAATAGGATGGAATCCAATACCAGAAGTCTCCTTAACAGAAGCTGCTGTTATAACATTATCGGTATTCCAAGAAACCTTCCAAGCAATAATACGGTTATCATTGAATGCATATCTAACATAAGCACCAACATCAATGTTACCAAAGAGGTCAAATTTAACTCCAGTAGATTGAATTTCTTCAAATGCTGTATTTGGAGCAAATAATTTCTGTGCAGCAGGTGTTTGTAAGTTAGATGAAAGGAATTTCCAATATGCAACACCAGCAGTCTTACCAGTAGCTACAGTAGTAGCAGTAGCTGTAATGTATACAGTACCATAATCATCTACAGTTAATTTTGGATTAGAGTACCTATAGGCAGTATTGGAGAATTTACGAGTCCAATTAACCTCAATAGTGGCACTATCATAGTATGTTTCACCAAATATGATATTACCAGAACCAGTAGGATCCTCAATACCAACAAACAATACCTTATTATTACCAATAAATTTAATATCATTTAACTGCTCATCACCAGCAGCAGAAGCAATCTTACGTTTTTCTTCTAAAGCACCATCAGTATTCAACAAACCAATCCACATATCACTTGGATTTGGAGAGTTTGTATCAGTAGTACCAGCAATATATAAGTATCCGTTAGAATCTAAATCAACTGAAGAAATATAGTCTCTACGAGTAGATCCAGATATACCAGCAAGTTCTCTCTGCCACTTAATTACAGCAGTTGGATTGTTGTTTGCATCAAATCCTGACTCAAACTTAGCAACAACAAGATCTGGGTTGTAAGCAAGGTTTGCTGTATGAGGAATAGTTTCACCAACAACGTATATTGTATGAGGATTAGTATTAGCAACGTGAATACTATTAAATACACACCTCTTATCACCTGCAGCAGGTTGAATAGGTAACATTGTACGTGTCCACAGCAATCTACCATCACTGTTAAACTTAGCAATCATACCTGCTGAATCACCAGTAGAATCATCTGCTTCACCTACAACGTAGAAAGTACGATCATCAGCAATGGCGACATCTTTAATTTTTGTTACAGTGGTATTCTCTTTCAAGAATGACAGTGCATATGCAGCTTTCTTATACCTTTGTGGGTGACTGACGCGAATCTCTGGTGGAGAATCCTTATCATATGCAGAACCTGAGTTTATAATGTTAACCTTATTAACCGCACCAGACTCTTCTCTTACAATATTAAGTTTGAAATCTTGACCTTGACCACTAATAATCTCGTATGTAGGTGGAATATCCTCTGAATATCCTAATCCTTGCTGTAAAACATCAATTCTTTCAACACCAGCAACAACCTTTACCTTAAATGTCTTATTAGTTGAATCGATTTGAGGTATACTTTCAACAATAACCTCATCACCAGCTCTAAGATCGTGTTCTTCAGTAGTTGTTATTGTACCGAAAGATACGTCATTTTCTAATGTGGAACTGTAAGATAGGACATCTTGTCCCTTAACTGACTCAACTTTAGCAGAAGCACCATATCCACCAGTGTCTGTATTGTCAAAATATAGTTTATCAGTAACTTTATAAGAGGTACCTGGGTTCTCAACAACAAATCCACTAACTTTAGCGTCTTCAAACTTGGTAGTAGTCTCAACTTCAATATCAACCTGTGATCTAGTAGAGACTCTAGGGTAGTAATCAAATAATTGCAGTACAGGTTCTTCCGAGATGTATGTTAAAGCAACCGCCTCTTCTGCATCTAAGATACCATCTTTGTTTAAATCTTCAAGTTCAAATACAAATTCTTCACCGAACTCAGTTACAAGAGTATCAGTTGCCTTATTTGGTTGACGCTCAATATCAATGTCAACATCCTCATAAGGATCACGGAATCTAACAACACCTGAAGGAATATTAGTCTGTATAGCATCTTGACTATAGTTCCACTTATCAGGTACTGAGTATAGTTGAGGACCACAAACATAAGGGAATACAGGTAAACCTGCTTCAGATGCATCAATAGAAACGAAATAAGCATACACACCTTCTGGGTATTGAGGTGTCTTACAATATCTACCGTTATATTGGTCTAAATCACCATTTTGGAAGACATATTCATAGTCTTCAATGAATGTACCAGCAGCATACTCACTTAACAAAGGACCATCAGCACGAATTGGAGTTGGGTTCGTTGCTTCGTCATATATCAATGCTAATTTAATTCTATAAGAAGATACAATCCTTTTAATACCAGAAGACTGATCATCTGCTTTAATGTACCCATAAGGACCGTAAATTGGGTTTCCATCAAATGACCAACCTATAATTGGTGAGTGTGATAATCCAGCATCCAATTCTCTAAGATTGCCTGTAGCAGGATCTCTATAGACATTATCACCAAGAACAAATCTTAATTGTTTAGGATCGGATACGTGTGCGTATTCACCACCATACTGAGTGTTATATCCAGCAAATACGTATCCTCTAGCAGGGTCTAAGTTACCATATTGCTCTGTTTCTAAGTTCTTAGTCCACTCAAATACATTTGCAGTAAATGTGGCAAGTTCACCAACTGCTTCTAATCTAATAGTTGTTGTACCAGTATTATATCCAACACCACGGTTTTCAACGGAAACAGTAAGTACCTTACCTTTATCTTCTCCACTAGTACCAATAGTTGCTTTACCAACAGCACCATATCCTTCACCATTAATAATAACTTTTGGAGGTGAAGTATATCCATCACCAGAAGCAATAACAGCGATTGAAACAATACGACCGTTAATAACGATTGGTTGTGCAACAGCACCTTCACCAGAGTTCAGTTTGATTGTTGGTGAAGAAGTATATGATTGTCCTGCATTAGTGACTGCAATGCTCTTAATAGGACCACGTACAGCAGCACTTGCAGTTGCACCTGCTCCATCACCACCAGATATAGAAACTAGTGGTTCTGAAGTGTACTCTTGACCAGGATCTCCGACAAGAATCTTAGTTACTACACCATTAGTAATAACAGCAGTAGCAGTAGCACCAAATCCACCACCACCTACAATACTAACAAGAGGACTAGAAGTGTACCCAGTACCACCTGAGGTGACATCAATTTCATATAGTGAACCATTTACTACAACAGAAGCAGCAGCACCAGCTCCACCACCACCTGTAATTTCGATAGCAGGAGTCGCTGCAGCGTCATATCCTTTACCAACATTGGTAATATCGATACCTGTAACACCACCATACTTAATCTTGCTCTCAGACTTATAAGACCAAGCAGCAACACCATTAACCCAGGTACCTATAGGTCCAAATTCAGTTAAGGGACGTTCTGATACAGTTTCTACTATTCTTGGAATTCTACTTAATTTTCTTTGGTTACCTGGAATTAGGGCAGATCCTATGAAAGGTCCAACCTTATAGTTTGGTATACCAGTCGTTGCAACATAAGAATAGTTGTCATTGAAGAAAACATTCTGTATATTGGTAGTAAAGTCTTTTATAGTACCACTAATACTCTCAACATCAGACTTACCTCTGTTCAAGTCAACTGACATCAAGATATTACCCTGTGGAGGGTTCGGTGAAGGAGCCTCTATCTGATAGGAGAACGTAGTAGCATTAATACGTGATGTTACTTCAAACGTACCATTGAAGATCGTTGGGTTAGCACCATAGATGGTTACAGCATCTCCAACTAACAAACCGTGATTATTAACGCTATAAACGGTTGCAGTCTGATTATTCAGACCACCTGGCTCAATATTAGTAACTGAGATCAGTTTCTTGACGTTATAAAGCCAAGATGTTATCTTTTTATCAGTAGTAGAAGAACCAAGCGATGCAACGTTTAGTTTATCACCAGCCAAGTAATAAGAACCAGTGTCAGACAGAACGGTTCCAGTTGCTTCAGCAATACCCAAAATACGAAGTTTTACTTCAGTATCAAGCCCTCGATCAACATAACAGAAAATATCTGAGTAAATCGTCGTACCACTATCCCAATCCTCAACAATACCGTTCTTAGAACGTGTACACTCAATAAACTGGTTTAATGATTTCTCTTTGTACTGTACATACTCACTATCACCCATTATGATAAGACCATTTCTCTCTGGCCAACCAATAGTAGAGTCAACAGTAATGATTGAATCTATTGTATCAATTGGTTCTACAAGAGTAGTTTTGTAGGGTATGGTGAATTTACCAAGTAAAGTTTCTTCAGATATGGATAATTCGTATATTGTACCTACACCAGTATTGATTGCAATTACGTTTTCAACCAAACAACTAGCATCTTTTACGCTAGTGTCTACAGCATCAGCAAATTGGAATAACTGAGAATCCTGGATATTTCTTGAATCACCACTAATAAGTTCAACACGAATAATTGTGTCTACACTCCAAGTAGCAGCAGATGGAGTAATTAACTCATTTTTAGGATAAGATACATCAACTGTCTCAGAAAATAGTATTTTAAAGAGATACTCTGTAGCAGTTTTGGTACCTTTTGAGATATAAAAGTCCTTGATCGTTTTAATGATCTGAGGAGCATTTACCTTAGTATAATCAATTGGAGCATTAGGTAAAAACTGATTTACAAAACGCTGATACAATTCCTTAGAGAATAAAGAATCTAAGTTAGTAATTGCAGTATCTTTAGTATGAGAAGACTGAGTACTATCAACTTCTTTAGTGAATATTTGATTTCCTCTCTGATCAAACTCAGTTACACCAGAAACCCCTCTCTTACAGTCTCTAAACTGAGATGGTTGGTATTCTTCACCTGGGTTATGAATAGTAAATCCTGTTACTTCACCAAATCCAACATCACAAGATGCTGCAGCAGATTTTGGTTCAGCAATAACAACTGTTGGAGGCTCAGTAGATGAATATCCACTTCCAAAACTGGTTATATTAATATCAGTAATCTCACCATTAAAGATGGTAGCAACAGCAGTTGCACCTATACCACCTACAGGATTTCCAGAAAGATCCTTTCTATTATCAACAATATAAACAGAAGGAGGATCAGTGTACCCTCTACCACCAAATAATAATTCGATATCAACTAATTTACCACCACTTACTGATACATCAAGAATTTGAGCACCAACAGGGTCGATTATACGGCATCTAGGAGGAGTTGTATAACCTTTACCTGGAGCAACGATAGTTACACCATTTACCCTACCAACAGCGTCTAGAGTCGATATAGCAGATGCCTGGATAGAGTTAACAGCAGTAGGAGCTTCAATCCAAACTGTAGGAGCAGTCTTATAATTTAAACCACCTTCAGTTACAGTAATAGACCCAGGATTTACTGATCCTTCAGCATCAATAGTTGCATCAGATATCTTTGCACCTGATGGGTTTGTAAATGAGATAGATGGAATAGTATCATATCCAGAACCTGAAGAAGTTACATTTATTGTAGATACTTGTCCAGTTTCAGAATCAACAACTACAGTTGCTTTTGCTAAAACTCCTGAACTGTCTGCAGGAGGGTCAAATATTACTATAGGAGGGTTATCTGGTGTATAACCTTGTCCACCATCAATTAAACTAATATCCTTAATACCATTAACAAGTGCTTCAGCAGTTCCTAAAGTACCTTTTGTACCAGCAGGAGATAGAATAGTCGTCTTTGGAGTGAAGTTTAACCTATATCCACTACCACCTTTCTTTACAATTATATCGTTTATCTTACCATCTTCAACTTTAGTGATTGCAGCAGCACCTTTACCGAATTCTGGAGCAATTAGTTCTACAGCACGTACTGCAATCTTATCATCTAGATCTAATCCTGTATTGAAGATTATTTGATCTTCATAAACAGTAAAATCAATAAATGGATTTTTTGGAACTCCATTTATAGCAACTAAACAAGAAACAGTAGAAAGTGGAGTATATTTTGATGTATTCTCCTTTAAATGAAATATCTTCTGATATGCTGTACCTACTGTAATGGTATCCAGTACTATTACAGGTACACTGGTATAACCAATCAAGTATTCTATAGTAGTTGGAGCACTAGACCCTTGAGGGATGCTTGGAGCGGTGTCTCCTATGAACCGTATAGTAGCACCTTCTACCACATACTGTGTGGTAGGCTCATACTGAATACCATTAATAATTACACGAAGATATTCAGGAGCAGATGGCGATATTGGAGTACCAAGAAGATTCAGATTGAATTGTGTCTTTACACCATCAACTTGAGTTGCAATACTCTCAAGTAATTGAATCTTTCTATTAAATTCTAAGTTATTAACACCAGGAGTGAAAACTACCTCTGGTGACTTTGTTGTGGTCTCATAATATATGATCTCATCGTCAATCTTTATAGTACCATCTCTGTCTAAGAAATAGTCAACAGTTTCTACGGTTATATTGTTATCAGTCGGTGTTATATCCGATAATACTACCGATGATGAAGATATGAAATTAGGATCATATTCATCGGAACTGATATCAGTATAACTGAGAATATTGTTCAGAACATCATAAGGTCTACCAGACTTTTCTTGCGATTTGTAGTATTGAACCATCAAATCGACAAAAGCCTGATCCTCCTCCTTTATAAATGCAGGAATCTGATCCTGGAGTCTTTGGGAAACCTTAACTGCCTTCATTTGTTGTTATCGTCTTAGAAGCAGGTATCGAAGTCTGGATATTCGAATACCGTGGTTGGATAATCAATGATATTTATCGAGGTTCCATCGAAGTTAATTGCGGTAAAGTCGAATGGATCGAATGTTGGAATATTACTTCCATCAATTGTGTAATCAATAGTAATTACTTGTGGGTTAAAGATAGTAGGATCGACACCTGTACCGATGTTGACATTACCAGCAGAAAGAATTACTGTAATGGGAATACGATCTGTACCATCTGGAGTTTGCTGTACACTTATAGGACCCAAACAAACTTGTCCAGTCTTATAGTTAACTGTTCCAACCCCTTGCTTCAAAACAACTTCTGCCTCATCCAGTTTAGTAACCATAATCAAAGAACCTTTACCGTCATCGCGAACGTTGACAGGTAAAAGTGCTGAAGTATCATTCTCAATGAATGTACTTGTACTTAAAACAGAATTGGTAGTAAGTTGTTGACTCTGTACGGCAAGATTAAGTAAATTCTCCGTATATCCTGTAGAATAGAAAATACCTGATTTAACAGCCGAGAATTTGGGTTCACAGGTAGATCCTGTACCACCTGCACCAGTAGTACCACCTGAAACATCACTAGGATTCAAAATTTCATTACCAAAGTCAACGCACTGAGTAAATGTTGACCCAAATGGGAACCCAGTAACGTTCATACCCAATGTCATCGTAGTAGTATTACCACTGATAGCATTATCAGAAGAATCAACCATAGTCTGAAATGCAGAACCATCGATTCTTCCATTAAATCTATTCGCTGACCCTTGAGAATTGTATTGATCTATAGCACCCAGTACCTTCGTAGCAACTTCGTTATTGGATTGTGCTGTCTTAGTTCCGTCAAAGAAGACATAAGACTTAGGACGAATGTACAATGTTGTAGGATCAATGATGACTGGCTCAATAGCAGCCATTGAATACTTCAAAAGATCTGTTTTTATGCGCTTCTTGGTAGTTTCGTTTAAATTTGCACCGCTCTTAGTTCTTATGGCAATGTAAACCTTCCCATATACGGGTGGATATACACGCTCACCACCATATGCCGTTACAGACTTTGCTGATGGATAAACGTTTTTAGTGATATATTCGTAGTCAGACTCTGTGACTGCCCTATTCTGGGATGAATATGCCCTTGGAGCGTTATACTTGATGCTTATAATATCTTCTCCTTCTTCACCAGACTGTGACGCATCTACAGTTGCCAATGATATGTTACCAGCTGGTACTAAGCGTCCTGTATTGTCAACTACGCGCCCAATAAAGTTAAATTTCTTACATCCGTTTGCTGCTGAACCATCTGTGCGTACATAGCGCATCTTAATAACTTCACCTGCAATCAGTTCGCGGCAAATAATACCATCTCCGAAAATAACCTGATATCTAAGGTCATCAGTTTCCTCAAGGAAGTAACCACGAGTAGTTCCATCGACATTAACAATGTTGGTAACACGATTATAAGTGTCGATCTCCTCTGACTGTGCGTTAGGTGAGATAGAAACATACAGTAACTCTGTATCAACATTATCAACAGGAATCTCATACTTACGTTGTTTTACATCAGTTACGGTATACTTGTATTCTAATAGGTTACCTTGATATATTACTGTCTTCTTGAAATTAGCAATACCACTAGATTGATCTACAGCAGCACTAATATCATTAGGTACAGTAAAGATGTATGATTGACCATCTACCGCAGACATAAAGACATCTCCTTTAGGGAGTGTACACTGTGCGGGATATATGGCACTATCACCAACAAATGTTGTTTGTACAGAGAAATTGATACACGCTTTAGATGCTTTAATAGATCTTGGTGTGTAATTTAACTGCTTTGCTATCTTAACTACGTTATCACGAATAGTGGCAGACTCAAGGAATGCCTCGTTCATACTCATATTCGCGTTAAACGAAGAGTAGTATGTGTTATATGCTAAAACATCTAATAGGTATGAAGCGGCTGAACCATCAAAGTCGTAATCGGTAAACTCTGTTCTAGTTCGAAGGTACGACCTAATAGACTCTTTAATTTCACTAAAGTCTAGGGATGTTAAATTGGATGGTATCGCAGCCATTGATTATGCACGTTCTAGTAGGAATTCAACAGATTGTACGAGAGTTTCACCTATAATTGTATAATCAATCTCTATATGTAGTGTGTTTTCGTCTGACCTGTCTGGAAATAGTCTGACCTGATTTAAACCTACTCTTGGTTCGAATCTAGTGACAACGTTCTTGATTTCCTCTTTAATTTCTTCAGCTACGAAGACATCAAAGGGTTCAAACAACATTTCTCTTAGACGAGAACCTTTCTTAGGTTGAAAAGGTCTTTCTGTATATCCTGTACTGACAAGATTACGAATAGACTGTTTTATGGCATTCTCGTTTTTCACCATAGAGAAGTCTTCGGTATTAGGGTTTGGTTTGAAACCAATGCTAAAATCCCGAAATGCTCTGCTGAGAGATCTATCTGCCCTAAAGCGATATGCCATTTAGTCTTTGTTATGTTTTTGCAGATATTTATCTGATCTTGGATCAGTTATTAGATACTTGCAATGTTCCCACCCATTCTCCTTGAATTCCTCACTCATATCGACAGGTCGCCTTACGGGACCTTTTGTCCATTCTGGAGGTACTTCTGGTTTAGAATTCTTCATAATTACCACACTCCACACTATTTAGCGAGTTCTGTGCTATAGTACCTATAGTTAGTTAGAGAAAATGCCAGTTAAGTCAAAAGCAGGATCTTGGGGTTCAAACATTTACATTGATCCACCAGCCAAAAAGACCAGACAAGGAAATAGCAAAAATACAAAATATGCTGCTACTAGCCGAAATAGTGCTAGAAAAGCATATAAAGGGCAGGGACATTAACCTGCCAGTACTGTAGCAGAGCCAAAAGCAACTACAGAACTACAAGGCCAACTCAATTTAGGTTTACCTGCTCCCAGAGGGTCGATTATTCGTATCACACGCCTCTTTAAGGCGAATACGGTAAAAGTAGTCGATTCAGCTACTCGGACGTGTCCTACGCCTCCCATATCCTCCATTGTGAGCAATCCACATAGTATAGGTGTTGGAATGATACAAGTTAACTTACCACAAGGACACAGATAGTTAATAATATTAGTTGTAACCGAAATGTGAGGTGTAAACGTATCCATTTCGAGCATAATCGGTAGTCTATGGACTAAAACCGTTGCTCGGAGTGGATTCATTGCTTCTAGAGGTATTAGTGGTTGTGGTGGCCACCAACAAGTCTTATCTTTTATCGTAATACTATATGGAATCGGTGGAGATCCACAAGGTTGTGTACTATGAATAGTCGCAGGAATAGGTATCCCGTGTCCCGAACACGGAAGTCCATTATGAAATGAAACTGGTCGTAAAACTCCTAATGCCATTACTTAACGTCAAATGTTAAATCGCACTCATCAAAATATGGGTTACCAAAAGTATTTAGTGAATCGTCTAATAATGTTGCACCTGCGCCGCCCCAGTTCCTATAGTTGAGAGACCCCTCATAAGGTCCCATTTCCATATGATTCTCTGCATTAACCAATTTAGGGGGAACAGCAATTGCAGCGTGTGTAACCTCTTCTAGTGCCTTTCCACAAGGTGATGCTACAACAGGTGGTGAAGAACAAGGATTATCTGCTGCTATTGCATTACCATCGCTATCATAACCTGCATTTACATCCAAAACACCATCTACAACAAAATTGTGCCAGCACGGATTAGGGAATTTACCACCAGAACAACTTGATAAGGTTACACTATTGTAGGTTACCTCATTAGTTTGTCCCGTAGGTTGACCGTTACCATCAACTTCTTGCTGTGTAATAGTCTGTGTAGCCCATCCAGTGTAATTTCCCGCACCAGCCCACGTCTCAAACTGCTCAAGTTCGGTCATATTTGAAAGTCCGTAATCATATGTCTGCTCATCCCCTCCAATTGGAGCAAAAGTGTACTGTCCTGGAGAAGATTCGTAACATCTTCCCTTTGCTTGACCATTACTACAAGGGTGTGAGTTCTTAATATCACCTGAAATCTCGGTAACACGTGGTCTTAATGTGGCAGGATCACCCATACTCTTCAAGAAATTAAGAAAAGCGGTGTTTGTAGCTGCTCCAGCACCAGAAACATCACCTTCAAATTGTATACTAACTCGAATTCTTGCCATTTCTCGCTTAGAACCGCAATATTTAAAGGGCATATACCCAAATACCTTCTCAACTCCGTTCTCATCTAATGAAGTATATGGACAAGGTATGTCAAAAAAGCGTCTAACCTGATACATTTTAGGTTGTCCCACCTCTACACATCCGCTAGGGTAGATTCCTGCCATCCCAGAAGACATTTTTTTCTCTACGGTACCTGAAACTGGTGCAGATTGCTTCCAAGTATTGCCAATCCACTCATTATTGGTGTTCCAATCTGGCGCAAGTGTCCTTAGTTGTCCAAAAACTGCCTCTTCATCCCAATTTCTAGCCCAATCTGTCCAACCTACACCTGAATCTGGCTGAAAACAGTTATTTGGAATAACTTCACCACAGAATTTCGTCTTTTCTTCTGTATCAACATCCGTCATTGTCAAATATCCACGCTTTACACTCGTTTCTTTGTTCTTATTGTACTCTTCGAACATACCTTGCATATCTTTTCTGTTCGATTCTAGTTTTTGGTTGGCTTCAGGAGCATCTCCACCAAATTTCTCAGTAGATTTAGCAAATTCTTCCTCATATGGCATATTTGCTTCACCCACAAAGGTATCAACACGGGTATCTGACTCTCTATCAACCACAACAATACGAGGTACAAAGTTAGGAGGGTACCCATCACCAGCATCCGTAATTATAACTTGATCAATACAACCTAATTCATCCACTGTTGCTCTAACTTTAGCTTGTTTTAGCACTCCAGTGAAGTCTGACTCAGTAGTGTACTGTTGATTACTAATATCTGCAGCAGTTTGACGGAAATTATCTTCAGAACGTCCGTAATCAAGTGTATTAGTCATCTCTAACTGCACTTCTGTCGAAGAATCGCTAGTAAAAGACTCATTTACGTTTTTTGCGGGATCTATGAACCCCTGATCACGTAAAACTTCGGGAATTTCAATAGAAATCTCTGGAGACTTGTATCCAGACCCCGCATTAATGATTTGTATACTCGCTAACTTACCCTGAGCATTTGTAATTCCGTGCATTTCTGCTACATCAATAGATCTTTGAGGAATTAGTGCATCTGGGTCAACATTGACTCTAGTATATGCTACTTTCTTCGGAAATTCATATACACCAAATACTGCACCTTTATCTTGTATACCAAAACCAGCTAGCGCAATAATAGTACCACTATTTTGTGAGGTATACGTATTATTGTACACAAATGCGCCACCATTGCCTTCTGCTTGTAATTGTGTCAATTCCATATACCCACAATTCATCTCATCACCAAAATATCGCACTGCAGTAATCATCCATCCGTTAATACGCTCTCCTATAGCAAAGAATCCCGTAGATGAAGTATATCTGAAGAATAAACGATGATCATCAGTACCAGCAGTCCAAAATGACTCTGCTCCACCTGGAGTTTGGTCTGGAACGTCCACAAATAGCCTTGTTTTCTTCGTTACCCACGCAGATTCCTTAATTTGGTAATTATATGAGTGAAAATCACGTGTTACTGTACAAGGATCTTGATCATAATTTTGTTCGCAACAATTTGCATCAGAAGTAACCATATTGATGCCATATATGGGTCCATTCCACGGATATGACGCATCATAGAGGTAATATACGAATTGACCCTCAAAAGCGTCGTGAAAACCGAGGAATTTGGGCACAGCTGCCTTAACTGCCCCATTTTTGCCATAAAACCACTCAAAATGGGCAGAATCGGTCAATATTTCGGCATTATCGGGGTCTCCCCACCCTTTTACGCAAGGAACGTCCCCTTTTTCGAGCAAATAGTCGTCTTCAGTGAAGGTTCCGTTCTGTTGGTAGTCCCAATCGTACCATCCACTCCTATTAACTTCACCAGTGTCGTGTGGTTTTCCAACTTCTATGATTCTTGCACTCTTTCTTGGTCCAGTTGAAGTCATCACATAACCCACTATCCCAACATATTGGTACTCTTCATTCATAGGCTCTTTGGGGTCAGCGACACCAGGAACACCTGTCTGAAGGTTAACCTCGAATTGTGGTCTTAGAGTATAGAAGTGATCTGGACCTTTGTAGTTGGCAGGAGCAAGGTACTCGTATAATGGTAAGACTTGTTCTCCTGGTACCAGTGTCCCAGATGCTACTGCTGCTGCTTCAGATGTGAAAATATGTCCTAGTAGTTCTTGTCCTGATCCTGTGGTCATATATGTGTCATTGCCTGTACCATTCCAATTATTGTATAACGGTGTAGTACCGCCTATTGGTTCATCCTCTACAGTGAAATAGAATTTACTCTTTTGTCTGGGTTCTCTATTGTATGATCTATGTTCGTGTTTGACCTCTCTTACCTCCTTCTCCTTATAGTATGCGTGATCTCTTAGCAATCCACTGTAGTAACGGTATATTACTGTACGCTCTGTACCACACGTGTTACCAACACCTACGATCATTACTCGCGCATTACAATCACTGCCGTGGTTATCTTTGAAGCATAATTTCTTATTACTGTCCTGCACCAGAAGACCACCATAGCCTGTACCACCAGTTATAGTAGCATTGTATGTTGTACCACCTACTACGTTCATAGTAGCCGAAGCAGAACCAGAGTAGTTACTGCCTTGGGTAAATGTTATATCTCCGACTTGATACGTACCTAAAGCGGTACCTGCTGTATTTGGGTTATCACTCCACGCGAAATCCAGTTGTATTGTACTATTACCAGTACCACCACATACAAGATTACCACTAGCATCAAATGTAGCGGTAACGTTAGTAGCATTATTACCAGGTAAGGGTAAGCATATCTCTTCCTTCTCTCCAATATAAAACACTTCATCTTTACCTAGGCGATATCCTCCCTCACCTTCTCCATCAAAGGTAATCTTATAATTTGCGGGTACGTTCTTTAATCCGTCATTAGGACCACCGCCACCATCATTATAGGTGACTTTATAGTCCTGTGAATCAATCGGGTTCTTGAAGCTCCTGCCCGTCTCTAGGATGTACGCTGGCAAGTTGGTCTATACGCTGTTCAAGAGTATTTAGTCTGTCGAATAGAGTATCAAATAACTGAGTTAGGTTACTATGTTTATCATCTCCAGGTATCTTATACTGTATCATATCTGCACCACGTCCTAACATCTGCTCCATACCTGCTATACGTTCAGCTAGGTTAGTTGCAGTCTTTGCTATCATCTCAAATCTCCATTCGTTCTCTTCCTCTATATTAGCGAACTCAGGGATCTGTACCTGGGGTTGAGCAGGTTGTTGGTAGTTTGGTTGTTGATCACTAGGATACTTTATGTCCATTAGAAATAATTAATGTTGAGTACAACACGGAATTTCTCATCCGTGCAAGATGTTCCAGCGTGCGGAGTACCTACGGGGAACTTAATCACCCTATTAGCAACCGACTCTACCTTGGGACCATCCTGGAAGAATGTATATCCATTATTATCATTTAGGTAGAAGATTGCTGTTGTAGCACCACAAAACTCATCTGAACCATACTCTCCACAGTCAGTATGGTAATCATATTCTATCATATTATCAGTATGGTGGTTTAGGTTTGCTTTTATTCTTATCAGTGCTCTGGGCTTCAATGCATTAATTATAGGTAACAGGTATTCGTAAAACTCGTTCTGGGGTTGTCCTCCTGCATACAGATAGTTTACCATCTGCCAATTATAGATCTCCTTCGCTTGTAACTCAGGATCTACCATACGTGCTACGTGCATCACCTTCGCTTGGTTCACATACCACGGAAAGTCCTGCCCACAGAAGCACGCTTGCATCTTAAGAAACTCTTCCGTTTTAAGGAAGTTATCTTTCTTCAGGATAATATTATCCTTTACTATATCAACAGTTTCGAAAATTTCCATAATAGTTACGACGCTCGCGGGGTACACTTCAAAGGGTATTAGTTTATTCTAAGAAATCATCGCCAGCCTCCAATTTCTCTCGTATACTTCTCCACGTTGCTTGTACCTTTCTAAGGGGGTTTCCACCACAAACTTCAGCCTTATACAACAGACACCACTTGCCTGAATTGCAAATAAGCTGACGTTCTTCCTTTGTAAAAGTGGCTGTCCACTCAGTCTGGTCGGGCATCCTTTAAACAATCACAGAATCATTATAACACATAATTGAGTGTTAGTCAGTATCTTTGACAAATTTGGCAGTACTGTCATCAATCTCATATGTGAGGACATCAGATGGTAACCATCCCAAATCTTCGGTTAAGTCATCTGGTAGAATGATGTACAATTCGCCTGTGTGATCGTTTTCTTGGATTGTAGTAGTAAATCTTCTAGACATTCTTTTTTCGTATTACATACCTGATCAAAGGTATATAGGTATCTATCTTTTCAACTTTACTGATATCATATGCTTTATGGTGTATCATATACCTGTCTCCGATATACGCTGCACCGTGTGAAACTCTTTTTCCTGTGAAGTCCATTAGCAACAAATCGAAGACGTTAAGAGAATCTACGTCTAGGGTATCCTTCGAACTGTCATAGGTACACTCCCAGTCTTCTCCTTCCCACAGATCCTTCATAAAACGTCTAGCGGTGAAAGAGTAGTCTTCTTTACATTCGTGGTAACCGAGGTCTACACCCATATCGTACAATAGCGTGAAGCATCCCCCACCCTTCTGTTTCTTCCAAGGGCGACCAAGGTACTTCGAGTACTGCTCCTCATATTTTTTGATTAACTTATCTGACATTTTTTACCCTGGGAAATTTTTTTGTATATAGGGGGACCCTAATCGCGATTTCGATAATATGCTCGTCCCTATACTTTTGTAGGTTACACTAATGCAACTTTTTTAATATGCCAAAATGTTACTTAGTGCCTACACGAGTTTGTGTTACTCTGCCTCATCATATTGCACGTCATAACATAACCCTTCCGCTATGAAATAGTCACACAGTTGTTGATACTGAAGGAGTTCATTATGTAGGTCACAATCTATTAAGAACTGTGCACACTCTATTTGTTCATCAGGTGGCAAATTACCCTCATCAAGTAACTCTAACCACACTGCAATCTTACTGGGAATGTGTGTAGTCAATGTCCAAATCTCCAAAGGATTGATCTTCATATTCTATCATAGATTGTCCATCTTCGCTATCATCTTCATCTAACATATTGTCAATCCAATCTTTACTATTAATAAGGCGTAATTTGTCATCCATTTGTGTTACCCTCAGTGTTGTAATTAGTGTTTGATTGTTGATACTCACTGCTCTCATAATGCGTGGAGTTTGTGTTAGTAACTCGACCCTTATTACGGTTCGAATTGTTTCTCTTTTCCCTCAAAGATTTAGGTCTATTTGACTTATACGTGTCGTTACGTTTGTAAGTCCTTCCCATTGGAAATTGTGCCACTATGTGACATTGTAGTGTACAACGCTAATTATACAGAATTAAAGGCATATTGTAAACCCTTTTGTGTCATTTTGTGTACATCCCCTATGTGTTGACAACTCGTGCGTTACTAGATAGACTCCTAAGGTTGCTAATCCTCCGCTAGTTTATAACATTTAGTATGACCTTATTGTAGTGCTTATTATATACTTAATAGTACATAGTTTTCCACAATTAGATGATACTTTTCCACACATATTGTGGAAGAGATAAAATTACATAGTATATTTAATTTACCATTTATTTATTATAGCGGGGGATACTAATATGGGGGTCTATTTGATACTAACTCCACTTGAGATTGTTATAATTATCATTCAATTTATCACCGTCTATATGTAAAACATTCCTGCAATCGTTCGTAGTTGGTATAAATGCGGAAGCACATAATCGGGCAATTCTTCTTACTACGGTCTTACCATTTTGTCTTAATGTAACACGTCTATATCCATTTTCATTTAAATGTGTCTTTAATTGCCTCCATTTTCCATACTTAGCAGAATAAACTGTACCATCGCTATCTATAAAATAGTCCTCGTAATCTGGTATCTGTTTGTATACATTACCATCAGCATCTTTGTAGGTGTTGTTGTCAACTTTAGTGAATAAGTAAGTCATTTGATTAATACCTCATTTCAAAAAGGGGCGACGTTAAATGTTAACGAAATACGATTAGGATGCCCATTTCCTTCATATCCGTGTTGCATATTTGGGGGGTGAATGATAACATCTCCCTCGTTATATGGTACAGTACAATCTAATTGATTGAACGCATTTTGTGCTGTGTTGTTAACAACAACTACAGGGTAATGTGTGCTGCTACAATGTCTACGAAATTTCATCATTGCGTGCTTAGATGGATCGAAGTTCACGAAATATGTGCCACTATATAACACATTGCTGTGCTCGTGTGGTGCATACATAGACCCCTCATTACCCAATTCTAAGTATGAATCAGTGAGTTTAATTGTATCGCCTAAATCATATGCTAGTGCGTCCTTATTAGTCTTACTAATTGCCTCTAATATCATTTCCTTGATATCACTTAGTTCAGGCAATTCTAGGACATTGTTAACACCTAACTGCGATACTTTATGACTGATAGCATATCTTTTATTATCGCTAATTTCAGTTAATGATGATATGTAATCCAGGAGGATTTGCTTGTGTTCAGTATGATTTTGATTGGTAAATCGTCCCACTGGTTGCATAAACAATCCATAGACAGTTGGGTTCGCTATTTGTTCTAAACTGTCACTTAATTCTTCGCTCATTGTTGTTAATTATAAAAGGACAATAAAAAAGAGGGAAATATTTAATTCCCTCTATTATATAGTACTGATTGATACCTTGTCAACTGTGATTTACTCTAGTAACATACCACTAACAAATGGGATTGATGTCTTATCTGATAGTCTGAAGTACCAAGTCCAGTCTTTCTGATATACACCTTCACCCCATTTTCCTACTGCGTCAATGATAGCGTTAAGGCGGGATTTAGTGGTGTTTGATTGCCAACCTCCGTCAAATAAGCGGAAATCGATTCTACTTACCTCAGCAATCTTATTGCCGTGTAAGTATACACTAGCGTTGTTAGTCTCAGGATCAATTTGTACACTTGTATTGGAAGATTGCCAGTTGGTTCTGTTAAGAATTGCCTGATTCATTTGTGATTCAATCTTTCTCATAGTGTTTTAATTGCGTTGTTATTATTATAATAGGCGATCAGAGGGGTAAATGGGGAAAATGTGTGTAGGTTGTCTAATTGGCACACTCCATAGAATCAACCAAGTGATCCACACATTCTCTATAATCAGTGCCATTAGTTATGCACTTCTGTACATCATTAGCAGTGAAATTACCTTGGTAATTATCACAAACTGATTCTAATGCTGAGAAGATGTTATCAACATCAAGAGAGAAATTGCCTCCTTGATTGTAATCATCATTGCCATCAATGTATCCTTCTAAACAGTAAAGAATTGTAGAGATTTCGTTACCTGTTAGTGTAACATTGTGGACGGATTCTTCAAAACTCATTAATACTCCTCCTGTGCAATAAATGGGGTAATGTTATCATTAGTGACCTTATATCCTGTCACCTCAGCATTAACGTAATCCTGGGAATCATCATCCCTAATTGAATGATTGGAGTTCAAATAGCATTGAATTTCTTCTGCTAAGTGTACAGGATTGAGGGCATCTTCACTATCATATACTATACGAAATGTGAAGTCTTTAACTAATACTTTAGTCATCTAATTCCTCCTCTAATTGTGTTAAGTCGTTGAGGAATAACCACTCGTACTTATCACTTGGATCTTTGCCATCTACAACATATTCTGAATAGATAGCGTCCGCATCTTCGTATCTGTCGAAGTCAACAAAGGTGCGTAATTTGCACAAGTAATTATCTTCTAAGAGACGAATACTTGCTTCTCTGTGTGTTACAACTTCCATTGAATTCATCTCCTTAATAGTTAGAAAGTGTACGATAGGGTTTGTGTACATATTGTACACAATTAGGGAATAGAGATAACATCATATCTCTTACTCTTTCACGGTCTACACTATCACCACCTCCCCAAGTATAGCGAGGATGGTTAATCTTAGCAGCACTGATTAGAGTCTTACGATATTGCCCATAAGCAGCAAATAAGCGTTCTTTAGTACATCCAGCGATAGGATATAACCCATCATCAGTGTTATAAAAAGAATAGCAATAATCAATGAATTCTTGGATCATAAGGTTTGAATTTCGTTGTTATGTATACAATAGAGCATTTGATAGGCAAATGGGGAAAATGTGTGTAGGTTAGTGTACTGTCACACCCCACTCGTATTTGTCTATACTTTTGTGGCAGACTTGACAGGTTAATGCACACCAAGCAAAATGAAATACCCTTGCATTGTTATTACAATGTGGGCATACTATTTGTTTGCCGTTAACACCTGCACGAGTGAATCTGTTAACTAAGTTCATACAACCTCCACTGAATCTACTGACCAATCTGATACTAACTCTTGAACTAACTCGTATTTGTTAACATCTTCGTTAACAAGTTCACGTGCTTCGTTCTCATCTTCTGCTTCAACTTCCACGATGAAAGTTCTAATTTCTTCGCAAGATACTAGGAAGGTTTGTGTCATTTTAGGTTACCAATTTGGTTGAGTTTACGTTTGATAGTGTTCCAAAATTCATTCTCATTATCATCAATGAGATCAACTTGTTCGAGATTGATTAATACATTGAGTGCATCAATCTCTTCAGTTGTAAATTCTCTTAGTGGCATAATTAACCCTCAGTTAATGATAATGAACCTGCATAATTTAATTTGTTATGTATACAGGATTTTTGAATGTTCAGAAGTACACTAACATCTACCTCTGACCAATCGTCCCACTCGGTAACATAATCAGAACAGTCAAAATCACCTGTTCCATCTATATTTTGTGGGCACGATTGCAAATCTAGGTTATCATCAACCCAGAATATTCTTCCAAAAGACTTTGATCTAAGCATTGCTAATTCTCCTTAATAGTGTTTACTGATCTGCTATTATATCCCAGACTGAGATATAATTTAATAACCAAGTTCTTTGGTCATTTGTAACATTTTGAGTGTACAGTATGTCATCCGCAGATTGTAACTCAAGAGAGTTTAATTTGCAGAAGTCATATAATACATCAGAGAGGAAATTTAGCATAATAAAAGTTATATAAAATGGGGTGCAAAAGCACCCCATAAGTGTAATCAAACCTCGGTTTGTAGATACTCAAGATAACGATCAATTACTTCGAGTAATTCGTTACCAGAGGAAGCATCTTCGAGTTGTGCAAAAATTGAAGGATTTGCCATTTTAAATAAGCGAGGTTAACAGTTGAAAAATAGGACTTACACAAGAGGTTCGAATTAAATGCGAATAGTGAACGCAACCCTTGCCTTGATGCCTTTATTGTTGGGACTTACACGAATTGGCGTTTAGCAACTAAATGCTTGCGAGATCAATGCCCAACGAGATCAGAGAGGATAGTGTTTGATGTACTCTAGGATCTCATCATAGTCAAATTCAAGTTGCATCATCTGGAATAGTATAGGGTGAACTCGGTGAGGATCTTGGGTGAAGGTCGGAAGATGACTGGTTGGAGTCGTTGAGCGATCCGATCAAAGAAGATATAGGAACGATCTTCCCATTTCTTGTAAGATCCCCATTTCTTGTCTTTGAAGGTCATTTGGGTTGTTCCCTTGTTGACTTCTTAATAATAGGCGATCAGGTGGGTAAATGGTAGAAATGTGTGTAGGTTAGTCAACCGTCACACTCTGGACAATCTCCAGATTCTTCTACTGTACCATCATTGCATCCTATGCAACGATTTTTATGTAGAATCCTCTGCTGCTCTAGTATCACTGACTCGTGATAATCGAACAGTCTTTCTATCTTATCCTGTATGCTCCTGAATAGGTCAGTATCCTCTTTATTGTCTGATACTGCTATGGCATCATCTAACAGTTGATCTATGGTCACATAGTCCTCATCTGTAAATTCTACAAGGTCTTTATAGGTTTTCATAGCACTTGAACTCCGTACTGTCTGATTAGTTTGTTGGGGATAGTGTACCCTAGGCGAGGATCTTTTCTGTTGCTGGTGCTCTCAAATTGCCTCTTGAGATTTGGCACGAGGATATCAAGCACTTGTTGTGCGGTCATCCTGTACACTTCAACAACCTTGCCGAGGTGATAGCGTGCGAAGAAATGGTGATGATATTTACCAATTTTCTCCTCACGTAGGTATTTAACCTGCTTTTCCCAGGTCTCCTGTACACTGATACCATTGTAGGTCGCTGTAAGTTTCTTGCCTATGGTTGACTTGTACTCTACAGGTCTATCATTCTCATCATAGGCATCTGCACCAGAATAATCATCTGCTACGCTATGACCTAGCAGACCAGCAAGGTGTATTTCTCTACTGCGTGCATAACTGAAGGGATCACCCCAGTTCTGAGCATCACAGAGTTCATACATCTGTTCAAAGAGTTCTTGGTACTGTTGCTCAGGTGTGGTCACTGGAATTGTGAAAGAAGGGGACATAATAAAATGCTAGTAAAAAAGACCTGTGCCTACTGGCAGAGATCTTCGAAACGTTGACGAGCGATCTGCTCATTCTCGTCTTGGGTGTTGTTTGGGAACTCCTCAAGCACCTCTTCGAAGAGGTTCTCTAGGATCATTTCATTCTGAAGGACTGACATTTAAGCAACCTCCTTAGCGTCAAGAACTGCGTCCCATAGTTTGTCGAACTGGTCGCAGTGCTCGCTGGTCTCCTGAAGGTCAAGGTCAGCGATAGTTGAAAAGAGATCAGTGAGTAGTTCGTGCTGATCTTGAGAGAGTTGTAGTGTAACGTTGTTCATATTGTTAATATAGTCGATTTTAGGGTCAAATGGTAAAAGTGTGTGTAGGTTAGTCAACTGGCACCTACTGACCATTGGTGTATGATCCCATCACACAAGCACCATATCTTACCTCAGCATATCCATACTCTTCGGATAGGTCTAGGCAAAGACCCCAACAATCGTCTAGTTCAACAAAAGAGGTGTTCTCAAATGGTGCGGATGGGCAGTGGACTGAATATCTCATAGTTTTAATTTCGTTTGTATAATACCATTATTGCATAAAAAAATGCCCTTGTGGGCATTTAGTGGTCGATTTCTTTATTGGCACAGTTACCAGTGGGTTCCTAGGTGTGTCATTGTATTTTTGAATGAGTCCTTAGTGCTGGTATTGGTTAGGTCAATAGTTGGTGTTACACTGGTGTCTTTTGCTATCTTGCCATCCTTATCAATGTATCCCCAAGTTTTGCTATACCCTCCACGATCACTAGGTGCTACTGCTGTAATGAGTAGACCGTCATTAACGTCAGTTGTATTAAATGCCCAGACAGTACTAGCGTTATCTCCAGAGATCTTCGCTTTCTTTGCTTCCAGTAGGTAGTTCGCACCATTTGTGCCACCTGCTGTCGTCTTTGCTGCTGCAATACGTGCGTTGATAGCGTTCAAGCGGTAAGTCTTCGCTTTTACAACTAACGCATCACATATCTCTGTGCCTAGAGATGTTACTGTGCTACTGACTGCCATTATTCTTAAAGTAACTTGTCCTTATCTATTTATACTATCTACGAACTACTCTAGGTGGGATACCATCAACAAAGATATTATCCACGACCTTTTGTAATCTATTTATAGTTCTTGTACCATATTCTTTATGAATTGGTACAGTAACATACCCAGTGGGTTTCGCATAGAATTTCATTTCACCTGCTTTTATCCTTCCTTCGTTGATACTCTGCCTATCTCTTTTATCCATACGGATAACACGACCTACAGTCTGTGCCATTTCAACTAGATTTAAGGTGCGTAATAATATGCAGTGAGTAAGACCTGGGACAGAGATACCTTCACTAAGTATACTATAATGAAAGACAATAAACTTGCGGTTAATGTCACTACCATAGTCTCTAAGTGTGTTGAAAAATATATCTCTCTTAACTTTCTTATCATTGACATAAGCACCGAACTTACTGGTAATATGTAGTACATCATACCCTCTACTTCTTAACTCATTGAGTATAGTAGTATGACCGAGGATATTACTTAGCACCTTAGAAGATGGTACACTAACTAACACCTTACCAGACTTATCTTTAGGTAGGTTGTTAAGTATATCTTGAATAGTAATGCTATGATGTATATGCTGTCTTTCTTTCACAAAATGTAAATCAGTCTCAAAAGGTACAATAGTTGGTGATACTATGCTACCATTGTTAATTAACTCTTTTGCCTGTACATTCTCTAACACATTACCATAAACTAAACTGTTATTCATCCCCCTATTATTACCAGAAGAAAGAACAGGAGTAGCAGTAAAGTAATAGGATTGAACAGCAACATCAGACATAGAAGCAACACTAGGAAAGAAATTGCGTTTCGTAGAGTTATGTGCCTCGTCAAAATAGCAGCAATCAATATTAATATTAGCAGATAGAATACGTCCAAGTGAGTGATATGTAGCGAAGATCAATTTAGGTCTCTTCCAGTTATTAACAGCAAAGTCATATATCTCAGTTGAGTTAGTAGTTTGCTGGTGTTTTGTATCTCCTGAGTGTACGTGAAGCACACCAGAATATGTCTTAATAACTGATAAGAATTCCTCACATAGTTGTTGTGCTAATAATATTCTAGGTGCAACAACTACAATAGTTCTAGTATTATCGTGCTCTAGTAATTGCTTGGCGTGCTGTATCATAATCATAGTCTTTCCACCACCAGTGGGAACTATGACCTGACCCTTGTCAGCGTCAAACATACTATTTAAAGCACGTTGTTGATGTGGACGTAAGACGATCAATTTCAAATCTCATTAATATAAGTACAATAGTCTATTTTGAGACTATTTCACGATTTGATGTGACAGTTAGTCGATTGTCTTCCTTCTCAGGTGGTACCGCATCAACAGTCCATATAAAAAGGTCATAGTTTTGCTGTTACTCCAATAACTTGAGCATTTGGGTTGCGTGCTAGTGCTACCTCACGTGCCTCTTGATAGTTGCGTGCTATGACATTCTCACAGAATACCTTACCAGCAACATAGAGTTTTACTTCAATATTCAATGGTCATCCTCCGTATAGGTTGGGTTCATTATAGTCTACCATAATCTTCTCAATGTCCTTCTGTGATAAATTGTTAAACATTGCCCACCTAGGGTCGTCATCATCCCAACTCATAGCAAAAGATCCATCCTCATTCTGCTTAATGGTTAGACCATCATCAGGATCAGATTCAGGATCAACAGGTTTAATAGTGCGTTCGTTCATAGTTCTAGTATTCTCCAGTGTTGGTCATCTGGTGGATCAACCCAAAACCAAAAATCGGGTTGTGATTGAGAAGATAAGAATATTCTTCCATCCTCTCTCTTATTCTCTATTCTAGCATACGGGTTGTTATTCATATACCAAGCGAGTTTTTGCTTTGCTGCCTCACTCTGCGGTACTACCTTAACAAAATCTTTCAATGACATAAAAAAAGAGGGTCGTGTGACCCTCTATTTATTTAATTAGCAGCAAATGCTCGATTGTAAGATTCTTTGACGTATTCGTAAGCAACCGTTGAGTGCTTGACTACGAACTGATAAGCGACCTTGAGATCTTTACCTAGTTCTTGTATCTCGTACTCGTGGATGCTCCAGCGAATTTTTGCGTCTTCACGATAGTCTTTAAGACTGAGGTGAGTAGATTCTGGTCGAGTCTTTGCCTTAATTTCTTCAGTCATAGTCATTGCAACAGGTTTTGTGTATTTAGCAGTGGTGACCTTAGAAGTTGTCTTGCGTGCTCTCCTCTTGCGTGGTGCCTTTGGAGTAGTAGCAGCAGTTGGCATAATGTCGTGAATCTTTTGGACTCCTCCATAATAATGGTGAGGTACTCAATTCCCAGGTGAAATGTAACAAATGTTAACTAAAAAGGACAGTTTATCCACTGGCATAACTGAGCACTCCAAGTCTCTTTTGAATCAGGTTACCATAATTCTCGTGCAACTCACAACCCAGATAATGCCTATTCAACTCCTTAGCAACCAGTGCAGTGGTGCCTGATCCTATAAATGGATCTAGTACCACGTCATCTTCACGTGATCCTGCCAGTATGCAAGGTTTAACCAAATCAGGTGGAAAAGTAGCAAAGTGTGCACCCTTGTAAGGTCTATTGGTAATCTTCCATACACTACGTTTATTCCTCTTATCATACACCATTTTACGTGGTCTAGTTAACCCTGAGAAGGTGTTATTAGTGTCTTTAGTCTTATCCATATTGATGGGGTTATTGCCTCCCCAACGCTCTCCTACTGCCTTCTCCTTGATACTCTCGTGGTCATAATAATAGTTCTTATTCTTACTTAAGAGGAACAAATACTCGTGAGATTTAGTGCACCTATCTTTGACACTTTCAGGCATTGGATTTGGTTTGTGCCATATTATATCCTGACGTAAATACCAACCATCTGCACGTAGTGCAAATGCTAACATCCAAGGGATGCCAATTAGATCCTTTTCTTTATATCCTTCTAACTTATTACCTCTCTTATTTGTATACTCTGGTAAGTCTTGGTTATTACTAGCAATAGTTTGTTGAGGATATGTTCTACTGCCTTTCCCAGGTCTATAGTTATAATAACTATCACCAATATTCAACCATAATGTACCATCATCAGTAAGACAATCTCTCACTAATCTAAATGTTTTTACCATCTCTTGAATATACTCTTCTGGAGTAGATTCCTGTCCTATTTGTGATGCTTCGCCACCATAATCTCTTAGACCATAATAAGGTGGAGAAGTCACACACATTTGACATTTAGTGGTGATATTCTTCAATGATTCTCTACAATCACCATAGAGAATTGTGTCTTTCATAATAATTAGCGTTCATCAATAGGTGGTAACATATCATTACCAGGATGTTCAACTATCTTGCCGTGATAGTTTCTGACGTTGCGAGGATAAAGAGATTCATCTATCTCAATATCTAACCAGTCACTTGCATATATTAGCACATTACAGAACGTTTTGCCGTGTAATGCTTCAGGTGCATCAGTTTCGTGGGTGCAAATAGTAATATAATCATCACCAACAAATGATATGTATCCAGTGTGATCTTGGAATTTAATGTATGTACCAAGTTCGAGAGATTTAAGGATGTTTCTCATTTCTATTTGGATAGCGTTGGCAAGGAAAAGATTAATCGTCACAACACATAGAATTGTAGCATATAACCATCCTGCTCACAATTATTATTACTTAATGAACAATTAATTGTTGATGGATAGATCATAAATGTTCCTTCTTCTGGTTGATAACTAAACTTATTGGAATTAAGAGGATTATCTGCTAAAAACTTCCATTTAGGTGACACTGAGTGCCAACTTGTCCAAGGTGATTCAAATGTTATTGTACAATCAGGTTTGTGCATAAAATATAAACCAGTCAACAGAGTATGAGATATATTCTGTTGAAAATCTATCTCCATCCCAGGTTTAACTTTACGACAATAATTATGTCCTAATTTGTACTCAAACGCATCAATATCACAAGCAAGAAAATTAGATAAAAAATATTCTAGTTGTTGATGTATTAATACGTGCCAAGCACGATATATTTCAGCAACATCACGTTGAATAGTCTTACCAGTTTCACTATCATAAACTAATGTCCTACAGTGTTGTTTAAAACCATTTGAAACTTCGCTGTTAGTTATATACAACGGAGTGGCAAATGCTGGTACTATATCAATAGCATTAAATTGGATTCGGTTTGTCATAATGATGTTGTCTTAGGTGAAGTTCATCTACTATCTCATCAATAATGTGTAGTTTCTCGTGTAATTCATTATCATCTATCCTGTTATCGCTATTTTGTTGATACAAACTACCGATATACATTGTAACTGCTTTACGCAAGATTGCGATCTGTTCGTTGTTAAGAATACGAGACCTAATACCGTGCATTTGTGGTGCTACTGCTGGATGAATTGATAAGGGAGACATTGCAAATTACCTGACCTGATAATGTATTTAGTACTCAAATTATACCCTAAAGTAGAGGAATAAGCGAGAATTGGTCATCTGGGAGTGTAGGTTCTGTTAGAATATCAAAACCCAATGTTATCCTAGGTGAATCATCATAGTCTTCATTAACAACAACTCTGTGCATCCTTTCCCATCCTGGTCCAAAATATATGTTACCAATTTCATTCTTTATATTATATTTAATAGGGTCTTGTTTGAACTCAGTAGTACTATTTTTAGGGTCAATACTTATATATCCGTGATAAGGAAAATGATGATCGTGCCATTTTAATACTTCATTTTGCTTATGAAAGTTCATCCAACATTGCATCCACAATGGTTGACTGTTACCTAAAGTATTACGAACTACTTGTTTTACGTTGTTAAATAAGAACCAATATAATGGTGATGGAGATGTTAAACTGAATACATTATAAAATCTATAACCAGACAGATCTCCCAGGTGACTCATTTTATCTATTTGATTCTTATCTTCTGCTGATGTATCACTAAACAGCGTAGGTAATGCTGATAATGTGAAATTATCATTCTTTAAACTACTATCACATCCTGTAAATGTGTTTTTAAATAGTCTATAACTACGACCTAATTGTGTAACCATTTCTCTTTGTTCACGTTGAACAACTTCAGAGCGGTACAATACCCAGTCTTCACCCTTTTCAATTAAATGTAAATCAGACATTACTATATGCTCCGTTGGTTGGTGGTGTATCTTTTGAAAGATTTATGTTAACAACTGGTCGCCATCTTGTTGATGGAGTTGTTGATGAGTGGAATAAATCACCTTGAAATATGACAGCACGTCCTTTCTTTGGTGGTATTCTAGTCATTTCAGTGAACTCACCCTTGCTAAGAATAGATTGATATTCTTGATCGCTTAAGGTACGCTCGTTGTAAATAACTGTATCGCCATCACTGTCATCAATATAATATACCACATTCCAAGAATCCTTAACATAACTATCAATATGGGGTAATTGTGTATGATTAGCGAACATATTGGGGACACAATTTATTCGCATACGCATCAAATTGTAGCATTTAACTTGCTCCATTGCCATAAGAGATAAGGGAGTGAAAGCATTACATAAGGGTGACAGATTCCCTCCTTTATCCATTTCAAATAGATAATGAAAATTACAGAAACCATTGCGAGGATCTCCCTCCAATTCCTCCATAATGGCACTGTCCTTCCTATGCCACGTTAGATTCTCATCTTTAATCAATGCTATCAACCATTCTTGATAGATTGGTGGTATGAGATCATCCACCACATAATAGTCATTCATAAGAGTTCAACCTCAGCAAGATCATCTTCAAAATTTTCTTCAATTTGTCCAGGTCCCTCAGCAGGTCCATAGTACACGTCATTGTTTTGTCTACGTTGACAAGTAATGACCTCCTCACTTGCTGACTCCCAAGGTGCAGCAAGCATTGGTCTACCATCATATTTTAACCTACTGTACTCTCCATTTTGCTCTACGTATGAAACAAAGCATTGTATTTGTGACCCTTCACCCTCATATAACTCTCTCCAATGTAAATCCTCGTGTCCTCTGAATATACAAGAATCACCCTCATTGAGAAATATCTCATATTTTTTATTCTCTGCTATTATCTGCATTGCCCAAGGATAGTCTGGATCTTCACTAACACATATATTACCAACCCATTCACCTGACATTCTATCTCTATGTTTAACGCAAGAGGTACCTTTAACATATAATCTACCATAACAAAATGTCTGCCATAATGGTATGTTACCTATAATCTTCTCAACTATTGGTTGTTGATATTGTCCTAGTGCTTCAAAACATACAGGGCAATACATACTCCAAGCACCAGGCATTGTGGGATCTCCCAGGTCAGCATTGGGATATTGCCATTTAATTACATCCTTCATCATATGATATTCCATTGCTACGTGTTTACATAGTTCTTTTGGTATCATATTACGAACGATCCACATTCGTCCTTCAATAATAGTTTCTATATTCATATTGCCTTTGCAAAGAATACTAAGGTTAGTCTACCAGTAGTTATATTATCACCAAAGAAGTCACCAGCAGAGTGATACTTTTGACCATCAAATAACAGGCATCTATTATATCTTGCCTCACATATAGTATTTGAAGTAAATGGTCTATTCTTCTCTCTTATCATCTTATTACCTTCAGCACGTACATCTTCATCATCAGTTAATACATTAGATTTGAAGTCATCAGTATACCCTACTCGGTCATCATTCTCTGGTACATCATATAATATAGTACCACACCCATTTGTATAAGTTTCGTTCAAATATACCATTCCACCTATACCAAACTGTGCAGAGTCTCGATGTACCCAACCACAGTCGTAATTACCAGTACAAAGATGAAACGTAGACTCTAATCTTTCGAATTGAGTATATCCAGGCAGATAATCTATGAGTTTAGAACATAATCTTTGATGGAAATGATAGTCTAATTCGTGTAACAAATGACTTGATCTTTTCCCTGGCCAATTACCTTTAGCAGGGTGATCTTTGCACACTAAGTAATCTAAACTAAGTGCCCAGTTCCTAATCACAGAGGGCGTTTCAAAGAAATTGTCTATTATTACTGTAGGAATTTGATTGGGCATTGTGGTCGGTCACCAAACATTAGGGTCTTAGATAGATGAGGGATGAGATTCTTGAGGTTGACTCGTTTCTCACCCATATCTATTCGTTCTTGTGTAGGTTTAGATTTTACTAAACGGTACTCTTGCATTAAATTATTCTCTTGATAAAATGCAACACGATAGATAGGGTCACCCCTTTTAATTATAAGAGGTTTATCTCTATCTACTATATCAACTGCAAATGACAGTGGTCTCTCCCATTGAGATAAGTTCCACCTCCCAGAGATCAGATTGAAATTATTATTGAGTGCTGTGAGTCCTGTATCCTTCTGC